GACAGGTTGTCGCCAGCTTGCCATCGGGTACGCCGGTCTATAGCTGCGGCTATATGTTCGGCTCGCGCAACGTCTACAAGTTCCAGGCGACTGACACCTATGTCATCCCCATCGATCCGACGACGCTGGCGAACACCAACCTGATTGTTGCTGGCGCGACCATCACGGGGGCAAGCTCCACGGACACCGCGACCGTGGTCAGCTACACGAAGGATCGCATCTACGTCACCAACCCGCAGCACAGCAGCGCGTTCAGTTGGACCGTCTTCACCCAGGGCGAGAACCTGCAGATCGGTGGCACCACGGTAGCTGCAGCTCTGCCGAACTATGTCCCCGGCACAACGCGGGCGATGGGCACATATCCGTTCCCGGGGCTGCGGATGCAGGACGGCATCTTTGACGGCAACAAGCTGAACCAGACCGCAGCGATGCGATGGGAGCACATCACCGAGATTGACTGGGTGGCTTCTGACTCCTGGGTCAGCGACATTTGGGTCAAGAGCGCTGCCGGCGAAGGGATGCTGGTGGGCGGTCGTGATGGGCACATCCGCAACTACAAGGCCACCGACTTGCAGGGCAACGGTCTGCACTTCGGTGACGTGGATACGGTCACGGGCTGCTGGGACTGGACCGTTGACGGCGTAGACATCAACGGCGCCGCCAAAGACTCTTCGATGGGCCACAACGATGGCTGCGTGACCTACTCTAACAACACGCGGAACATTCGAGGCAGCAACGCTGTCTTCGCGAACGCTGGCGGCTCCGGGAACACGGTGGCTGTTGCGATCGGCGGCATCAACTCCTACGACAACTCCGAAACGAGCTGGGTCAACTGGAAGGCCTACAACTGCGTTGGCGGCCCGTACTCCGTCAACCCGCCGACGACCGATCCGCGCGATTCGGCCGCAAAGTGGGCCAAGCTGTATGACGTTCACTTCGCTCACTACCACGCTTACAACTGCGGAACCCTGGGGCAGTTCGGCGGCAATTACAGCGGGGATAACGCAGCCCAAAGCATCATCGAGGACTGCTCGCTGACGGATGGGTATCTCTATGAGACTGTCATCGCATACGGGCCATTCCGACGCTGCAAAGTCTCTGGCCACAAGCACTACAGCCTGCTCGGCTTTGGATCTACCCCTGCTGCGCAGATCCGAGGGTTGATCGACTCTTCTACCGAGATCGAGGTTACTGACGAGACGACTGGCAGCGGAAGCAACGGGCTGATTCGCTACGTTGGCACGCTCTGGGACAACTGCGACCTGAACAACACCGCACGCGGCGGTCAATACGGCATCGTCTGGGCGCAAATCAGCTCGTCGGCGACGGGAACCATCCTCTTCCGCTCGATCCGAAGCAGGTCTAACGCGATCGACAACTACCAGCAGGGGCATCTCTACACCGCCGGGCAGAACTTCGCATCTGCGCTGTACGGTGATATGGACCTCGACGATTCGACGACCGTCACCCGCTGGAGCCCGCCGCCCAACTACATCGGCATGCAGGCCTTCAACCCGGCAACAAAGACTTCGCCCGGCTGGCTGCGTTTCCGTATGCCGCGCATCAGCCTCAACCGCTGCGCCCCGGCGGGCGGCTCAGGGGGCATCGTCAACTACACCGTCTCCGGCGCTGGCGTGGTGACGGGCGCGACCACAAACACCAACGGCTCGGGCTACACCGCTGGCACCTACTACCTTTGCATTCCGAACACGGCAGGTAAGCCGGCGGTCATCAAGGCCGTTCTCTCGGGGACTGACCTCAGCACTGCGACCTACACCGTAGATGACGGGGGCTCTGGCTTCAGTGCTGGCGGCACACAGGCGTTCTCGTTCAGCGGCACCGTTCCGTTCCAGATCAATACGAGCCAGACGAACATCCTCGTCACCGAGCCGATGATCTCGACGAACGGTAACCGTCCGCCGTTCTCGATCGGCACAACGCAGACCAACGTCCGCATCCGCGGCGGCGACTATGACAACGCCGGCTGGTCGGTGCCCAACGCAGGTCCGCGCTTCAAGGGTGGGTGGACCAATGGCAACCGGGCTCGTGCATCGCAGGCAGTGGGCGGCTCGCCCGTCACGTTCACCAACACGCTGGCAGACGACGTGATTTTCATCGTTAGCGGGGGAACGGTGAGCGACATCTCGTTCTCTGCGACCAATGGCGGCACGTTTGACACGCTCTTCGCCGACACCAGCGCGCCGCGGACGGTGTTCTGCCCGTCGAACTCGCAGATGAAGATCACCTACACGGTCGCTCCCACGGTCATCCGTGAAGCGGTCTGAGGAACAAGCCATGAAGTTTTTGCAAGGCGACCGCGTGCAGATCGTCAACGCCGAGATTGGCGAGGTCATCGACGCCAAGGAGCGGCACGGCGGCTGGGACTACCTGGTGCGCTACACGGTTGGGGAGGGTCATTGGGTTCCCTCCGCCAGCGACCCGCAATCGCCGCAAGTCGATTGCTTCATTCCTCCGGAGCTGGTTGAGCACTGGTATCCCGAAGAGATGCTCAATTCGGAGGCTGTGTGATGTTGCAGTACCCGCTCGCCCTCGACTTCTTCACGGCACTAGGGGGCTTCGCCGACTCGTGCCCGCGCACGTCTCCTCATGGACCCGGTTACTGCTACACCGGACCGACCATTCAGCTGCTCGACAACAACCTGGGCTTCGAGCAGCCTGCCAATGGCCTGTTGCAGATCAGCCTTTCGGCGCAGCCTGGAGAGAACGACAGTTACGTCAGTGGGAACGTTATCGTCCAGTTGTACGCGGTCAACGTTTTCAGCTCTGTAAACGCCACGCAGCTCGAACTGACCCCCGGCTTCCGGGAGATCGCTCACCGGACGATGCCTGTGAACAGCGGCGGCATTCAGCACGGCTTCGCGCCTGGCGGACCTACTCCATCACTGCAGCCTTCGGAACTGGCGGCATTGGCTCTGGCTGCGAACTCAAATACGGGCGGCGTGTCCCTTGGGCTTCGCTTCTGGAACGACCCCAGCTGTCCTAACGCGGCAACGCTCAAGATCATCCAGTGGGCCGGTCGCCTGAGTCTGGGCCGCACGCACTGAAATGGCTGTAGGCAACTCTGGCGTCGCGCGCAAGCGTGCCCAGCTGGGCACCGACCAAGAGCAGGAAGAGCGCGACCGCCATATCCCAGGCTTCAACTTCGGCGAACCCGAGGAGAACGAAGACGGCTCTGCGGACATCCCGATCCCTGAGGATGACGACGCCCTGACCGAGCTGCCTGACGGCTCGGTTGAGGTGAAGCTCGAAGAGGAAGAAGAAGAGCCGGCCGACGAGGACTTCTACGAGAACCTGGCCGAGCGGCTGGACGACACGGTTCTGTCGCGCCTATCCGCCGATCTCCTCGAATCGGTCGAACGTGACCGCGAGGCCCGCAAGAAGCGCGACGAACAGTACGCCGAGGGCATCAAGCGCACCGGTCTGGGCAACGAAGCCCCCGGCGGCGCGCAGTTCGATGGCGCCTCTCGTGCCGTGCATCCGGTGCTGGTTGAAGCCTGCATCGACTTCGCCGCCCGAGCGATCAAAGAGCTTCTCCCCGCTGAAGGCCCGGTCAAGACCAAGATCATCGGCGAGCAGAGCGAACCGAAGCTGCAGAAGGCCGAGCGCAAGCGTCAGTTCATGAACTGGCAGCTCACCTCCGATTCCCCGCGCGCTATTCGTGAGTACCGCAGGGAAATGGAGGTGGCTCTCACTCAGCTTCCGCTGGGTGGGTCGCAGTACGTCAAGTTCTGGCGCGATGAGCGTTGGAAGCGCACCCGTTGCGAGTTCGTGCCGATCGATGACCTCCTGTTGCCGTTCGAGGCGACGGACCTCGCTTCGGCCACGCGGAAGACGCACGTCCAGAAGATCAACCGCGCGACGTTCGATGAGCGCGTGGCCTCCGGGATGTATCGGGAGATCCCGGTCGGCGAGCCGGTGTTGGGCGCGGAGGAGACGGCGGCAGAGCAAGCCTCGGCCAAGATCGAGGGCGTTGACGACCTGTCTTACAACGAGGACGGACTCCGGGTCGTCTATGAGTCGCAGATCCTCCTGAGCATCGAGGACGACAAGTACGCCAGCCATCCGGTGATGTCGTACATCCTGACGGTGGACGAGCCGTCAGGGCAGGTTCTGTCTCTCCGTCGAAACTGGGAGCAGGACGACGAGCTTGGCTGCCCTCTGGATTGGATGGTGGAACTGCCGTTCATTCCGTGGCGTGGAGCGTATGCCATCGGCCTGGCGCACATCATCGGCTCCCTGAGCGGTGCGACGACCGGCGCCTTGCGGTCGTTGCTGGACTCGGCGCTGATGAACAACACCGCCACAGGGTTCATCCTTGAGGGCGGTCGGATGTCTGGGCAGAACACCCAAGCCCAAGTTGGAGAGCTGGCGCAAGTAAAGGGGCCTGTGAATATCGACGATATTCGCAAGCTCATAATGCCCAACCCGTTCAACCCGCCGAGCGAGACGCTGTTCAGTTTGCTCCAGTGGTTGACCGAGCAGGCCAAGGGCGTGGTAGCGACGGCAACCGAAAAGATCGCCGACGCCACGAGCCAGATGCCGGTTGGGACCGCGCTGGCCCTGATCGAGCAAGGCTCCATCACCTTCTCGTCGATTCACACCCGTCTCCACGACGCGCAAAAGAAGGCGCTGGCGATCATCCATCGCCTCAACGCCAAGTATCTGGAGGACGAGGAGACCGTTGAAGAGCTGGGCGAGCTGGTTGTTTCTCGGGCTGACTTCGAAGGCCCGATGGATGTTGAGCCAGTCTCGGACCCCAACATCTTCTCCGACGCCCAGCGGTACGCGCAGAACCAGGCGCTGCTGCAGCTTAAGGAGTCGGCGCCTCCTGGCCTGTTCAAAGATGACGAGGTTTACCGCCGCACACTTCGGACGCTTCGAATCCCCGACCCTGATGCGTTGCTGAACGCGCCGAAGGAGCCGCAGAAGCTCGACGCGGTGTCGGAGAACAAGCAGTCAGCCGACCCGCAGACTACTCTTAAGGCGTATAGCGGCCAGGACCACCTGTCGCATCTGAAATGCCACGTAGCGTTCATGACCTCGCCGATGCTGGGTGCGAATCCCCTGATCGGCGCGCAGTCACTGCCGAAGTTGCTGGCGCACTGCAACGAGCACATCCTCGCGCTGTACGAGATGCACGCCAAGGCGGCTCAGTCGGCGGCGGCGGCCATTCCTGGCGCTCAGACCGGCGACGCTGAGGCACTAGCCGAGCAACAGTTGGCGCAGATGCTGGGGCCGCTGATGCAGCACCTTCAGCAAGCCCAGCAGATGGCGCAGCAGTTCACGCAGCAGCCTCAAGACCCGAAGGTGCAGGCCGCGCAGATCAAGGCCAAGAGCGACCAGCAGATTGCCGCTGCCGAGACAGCGAAAGAGCAAGCCCAAGCAGCAGCCACGCAAGCCGCCGAACAGCGCATGGCGCAGTCCGACGCCGCAGACCATCAGTTGGCCGCGAACCAGCAGCAGATCGACGCCGCAAATGCCGAGAAGGATCGGCGGCTGGAGCAGTGGGAAACCTCTGTTGAGATGCAGACGGCTCGTGCCAACGCCGAAGCCGCCGCTCTACAGGCGCACTTGGATCGTGCGCTCAAGGCGCATATCGAAGACAGCAACAAGCGCCAAGAGGACTACATGGCGCGACTCAACGGCCAGATCGAAGCCGTTTTGACCGCGCTCAAAGCGCAATTGGCGCCTCAGCCTGCCGAGCAGGAAGTGCGCAACATCCCCGAAGGAAACGACGATGAGCAAGGCAATCAACCTGCACAAGAAGCTGGCGATGGGGGCAACCCAGGTCAGTGAGTACAAGCGCGGCGGCGCGGTCGTCAAGGGCTATGCCCGTGGCGGCTCGGTGAGCAAGGGCACGGTCGGCTCTTCGGTGCCAGCCATCGCCGTGACCCCGAGCGGTCGGGCGGCAAACCCCCTGACCGCTGCCAAGCAGACCAACGGCATTCCGGGCCTGAAGCGTGGTGGCTCCGTCAAGAAGTGACCGAAAGCTCCTCAGCGTCGAGGCTGTGAGGCGCCGGCTCTTGGAAGAGCAACAGGCGCTTCAGCGCGATGTGTGGGGCTCCAAGGACTGGCATGCCTTCCAGGCGATGGCCGCCCAGTATCAGCTTGTCGAATCCCTGTTGAACGAACTCGCCGTGAACGGCGAAGAGGATTGAGTATGTGGTTCAAGATCACGTGGCCCTCAGGCTTGGTGACGCACGAGGCGTCGGAGGCTATGAGCCGGGAAGCTCTGGCGATGGAACGCTGGGGCAAGAACACGCTGGAGGAGGTGGAAGCCTTCGGCGTGAAGATCGAGCACGCGGCACACGAAGAACTCGTGAGCCTGGGCCTCGTCCATGCCGATGCGCCTGTTGCCGATGCTGCGCCTGCCGAAACGCCGGTTCCCACGCTGGACACGGACGCCATCGTAGAGACGGTGCCGACTTCGCCGACCCCCGAGCCGACCGAATCGACGCAATCGGCCCCTGAGACCGAAACCAAGGTCTACAGCGACGGTTCCAGCGCCACCGGCCCTGGGCCTCTGCCCGATCAGTCGCCGGAACAGCAAAGGTAAGCGCATTGCGACCTGTGGGCGCATCCTTGTGGCTTGATACAGACCTGATTACGGGGCCGTATCTCGCTCTTTGCAGAACGGAAGCGGAATACCTTGAGTGCACTAGGTATCTGAAAGTCTCCGACCCACCTCCGTTCCTAAATCCAAAGGCCAACGCGACTACGCACACCTTCCAGTGCGAGTCGTTCCCTCAGTTCGCGTGCGTCGTGTGTTTGGGCAGCGTGGCGGAGGGCATCACCGGCTTGCAGGTGGCGGCACTGCTGGTGCACGAGGCGGTGCATGTGTGGCAGCTATTCCGCGAAAGCATCGGAGAACACGGGCCATCGAAGGAATTCGAGGCGTACTCGATACAAGCAATCTCGCAGCGCTTGATGGAGCGCTATAGAGACTCACTCTGACCCCTCAACCCCCAACCCAGCCGCCCTTGAGGCGGCTTTTTCATTTCTAGGAACCGAAATGGCTTCTGACGGCTTTGACGCCACCCTGATCCAAGACATGGACTTGGCCTTCCCGAGTGTTGACCCTGGCATCGAGCCGCTGGGCGCGCGGGTGCTTGTCCAACTGCGCCGCCTCGGCAGCAAGACCAAGAGCGGCATCGTCCTCGTGGAAGACACGAAGGAGACGGCGAAGTGGAACAACCAAGTCGCCAAGGTCGTTAAGGTCGGTCCGCTGGCCTTCCGCAATCGTGATACTGGGGACCCTTGGAAGGAGGGAGCCTGGGTCAAGGAAGGTGAGTACGTGCGCGTCCCCCGTTGGGGCGGTGATCGCGTGGAAGTCCCGGTCAAGCAAGCCGGCGTCGCCGAGAGCGAGCCGGTCACGTTCGTGGTGTTCAACGACCACGAGTTGATTACGAAGGTCACGGGCGATCCGCTGGAGCAGCGGGTTTACGTCCTCTGACGCTTCAAGGTTCCTAGCCAAGCCGCCTACGGGCGGCTTTTTCTTTGCCCACTCGAAAGGACGCCGGAATGGCCGTCGAAGACATTGACATCCGAGAGGAAGACGACGGCTCTGCCGTTGTCCACGACCCGAACGACAAGAACACTCCGCCTGAAGCGGCGGAGCAGCACGAAGAACACGAAGACGAAGACGGCCACGAACAGCCGTCCGCCGAAGAAGCGCAGGCACAGGCCGACGAAGAGGCCGCCGCACAGAACGACGACGAGCGCGAGGCGATCCGCCAGCGCCGCCGTGAAGAGCGCAAGCAGAAGAAGGAACACCAGAAGCGCCTCGTTGAAGACCTCCGCGCCGAGCTGGACGCCGAGCGTCGCCAGCGCATGGAGATGGCGCAGCGACTGGCGGCGGTGGAGCAGAAAAACAGCGCTACCGATCTTGCCGCGATCGATGCGGCCGCCCAACAGTGGGAGCAGGCCGAGCGGATTCTGAAGAACCAAATGGCCGAGGCGATCCAGACGCAGAACGGCGCCGCCATGGCCGAGCTGACAGACCGCCTCTATGCGGCGAAGCGCGAGCGCGAGCGTCTTGCCAACGTCAAACAGACCTTCACGCAACGCCAATCTGCACCTCCTCCGCTTGACGCGGCTGCTCAAGCGCTCGCGATGAGTTGGATGCAAAAGTACACCTGGTTCCGTCCGGGGGCGGATGACTTCGAAAGCCAAGTGGTCGGACTGATTGACCGCGAAGTTGCGCGGGAGGGCTTTGACCCGCGCACCCAGACCTATTGGGACGAGATCGACCGCCGCATAGCGCAGCGATTGCCGAATCGGTCTCGCCCCGCGCCGGCCCAGCCCGGCAACAACACGCAAACCCAAAGGCCAGCACGGACCCCCGTGGCAGGCGGCAGCCGAGACAGCGGAGCGCAAAGCCCCGGCACGTATCGCCTGTCCGCAGAACGAGTCCAGGCCTTGAAAGACGCGGGCATGTGGGACGACCCCAAGGCCCGCGCCGACGCCATCGCGCGATTCCGTGACTACGACCGCAAGAACGCAGGTTCTCGCTGAAAGGAAAACCCATGTCTGACATCCATAGCGACTCCCGATTGACCAAGACCGATGGTCGCCGCGCACGCGGCAGCCGCGCCGAGGCCGATGACTCGCGCATCAACGATATGGGCACCGCGTTCGACGCGGACGAGCTGGAGCAAATGCTCCGCAACGAATTCGTGCAGGAGGCCCTGCCGAACATCCCCAAGAAGCCGGGATGGCATCGGTGCTGGCTGACCACCACGAGTTCATACGACCAGATCCACAAGCGCATCCGCATGGGCTATCAGCCCGTGACGCTGGATTCGCTCGGGGTTCCTGGTCTTGAAACCTATCGAATGACATCGGGCGAATTTGCCGGCTGCGTCTCGTGCAACGAGATGGTGCTCTTCGAGATTCCAGAGGAACGGTATCAAGCAATGATGAGAGTTTTCCATCATAAAAGGCCGCTGGAAGAAGAGCAGGGCATCCGTCAACAAGCGCAGTCCTCTGAGGAGGATAGCCGCGGCAAGAAGCTCGTTTCGTTCGACGACGACGACGAAGGATTTAGGCATCTGGGCCGAGAGCCCCGCACGCCTTCGTTTTCCTGATCCCATTTTCTAGGAACGAAACTCCATGAGCGCAACCTCAAATCCGTTTGGGTTCCGCCCTGCATATCACCCGACTGGGTTTGACAGGGCAACTCGATATCCGGTGAACCCGGGCTACGGCACGGCCATGTACAAGGGCCAGCCGTGCATTCTCAACACCGCTGGTTATGTCACTGTCGGCACGTCCGGCGCTGACATCATCGGCGTGATTGCTGGCTTCGAGTACATCGACGCCACTGGCAAGCCCAACGAAAGCACCTACTGGCCCGCAAGCCAGACCGTGCTCGCCGGCACCACGCCGGTTGCTTACGTGTACGACGACCCGCGCCAAGTCTTCGAGGTGCAGGCCGATGGCTCCATTCCCCAGACCGCCCTCGGCGATCAGGCGGACGTGAGCAACGTCAGCAACTCCACCAGCATCCCCTCGGGCGCCAACCTCAGCACCTGCACGCTCAGCTCGACGCTGGCCGGCGCTGGCTCGCAAGGCCAGTTCCGCATCGTCGGCGTGGGTCTCGCGCAGGACAACGCCTGGGGCGATGCCTTCACGGTGGTGCAAGTGCAAATCGCACGTCACCAGTACGTGAGCAACAAGGTCGCGATCTAAGGAGCCGCCATGAAATTCTTCAAGTCCATGGCCGCTACCTTCGCGGCGTTGTTCTCCGGCCTGTGGGGCCGCCTGGGCGATGCCCTGCTGTCGTTCATGTCGCGTTCGGGTCTGGTGCTCTGCGCCGCCCCGATGCGCTCAACCGACTTCAAGGCCATCGTCGAACCGATCCTGAACAAGGCGTTCGATGGCGTCTACGACCAGCGTGCCGACGAGTACAAGTTGGTGTTCTCGGAAGAAGACGGCATCAAGCGTTCGTATCAGGAAGAGCCGGTGATGTTCGGCTTCGGTGCTGCCCCGGAAATGCCTGACGGCATGCCGGTGACGTACCAATCCGGTGGCGTTCTCTTCAACAAGCGCTTCTCGTTCAAGGTGTATGGCCTGGCCTTCGCCCTGACCAAGGTGCTGGTTGAAGACGGCGACCACATTCGCATCGGTGCGACCTTCTCGAAGCACCTGGCGCAGTCGATGATGGAAACGCTGGAAACCATCTGTGCGAACCAGTTGAACCGCGCGTTCAACTCATCGTATGTGGGTGGTGATGGCGTCTCGCTGTCGAATGCCTCGCATCCGATCACCAACGGCAGCTTCAGCAACATCCTGGCGACTCCTGCGGCCCTGTCTCAGACCTCGCTGGAGCAGATGTTGATCCAGATCCGCCAAGCTGTTGACAACAACGGCAAGAAGATCCGCCTGAAGGCCAAGCAACTCGTCATCGCCCCGGGCAACGAGCTGCAAGCCGAGGTGCTGTTGAAGTCGGTCCTGCGTGCCGGCACCAACAACAACGACATCAACCCGGTGAAGTCCAGCGGTGCGATCTCCGACAAGGCTGCCACGCTGTCGCGTCTGACCTCTTCCACCGCTTGGTGGGTGCAGACCGATGCGCCGAACGGCCTGAAGGTCGTGTGGCGTCGTCGCATGGAAGGCGGCATGGAAGGCGACTTCGAGACCGACTCGATGCGCTACAAGAAGACCATGCGTCTGGATGCCGGCTGGGTCGATCCGCGTTGCGCGTTCGGCACGCCGGGCGCCTGATGTTCAGAGACCGTGAGAGAGGCCCCTTCGGGGGCCTTTGTCTTTCCACAAAGGATCAATCATGGCTCTGAGCATTTGCACTGGACCCGTTGTCACTACCGGCAACATCGACTCCAGCCAGCAGCACGCGCCCGAGCAGGGTCCGAACCTTGAGTTTCAGGGTTCGGGTCTGCTGGACCCGCGCTTTGTCGGGACGATCGGTACTGCGCCTGGTACGCCGGTCTATGGCCTGTACGCCAATCCGTACTTCAGCTTGGTCGATGCGGTTCCTCAAGCCGCAGCGGCCAACCGGATTGCGGCGGCGCAGACGGCAACTTCCGGCACGGCAATGACGCTGGTGTCCACGCAGGGCACGGGCGTTTCTCCGAAGATCCCGCTGGTCCCGATGGGGCAGGCGAAGACCTCGGCGAACGCTGTCAACGTGCTTGCGCTGGATTTCGGCTTCACCACGGCGAATACGACCTCTGGTAGCAACTCCATCACCATCCCTTCGGGCGCCTGGAAGTTCTTCCAAGCCGGTGAGACGGTCATCATCAGCGGCGCAGGCGCTTCGGCAAACACCCCTCTGATTACGACTGTCGCAGCCACCCCGGCCGCTGGGGCAACCACTGTCACTCTGTCTGCGAATGCGGGCCAGACGGTGAGCAACGCCCAAGTCGGTAACGCGGATGCCAGTGGCGTCACGGCCTGGCCGTTCGTCCAGGCTGGTCAGATCGCATTGGCTGATCCGGCGCAGTCGCTGGCGCGAGGTGTCTCTGTCACCTCGAACAACGCGGGCGACACCGGCTGGAGTGTGACCGTTCGCGGCTACGACATCGCAGGCAATGCGATGACGGAGACCATTAGCGTCACCGCCAACAGCATCGCCTACGGCAAGAAGGCGTTCAAGTACATCGCCAGTGTCACCCCCTCCAAGGGCGGCGGCGGTTCCACGACCGGAACCCTGTCGATTGGCACGTCGGATGTGTTCGGCTTCTCGGTCCGTTCGGACTTCTGGGAGTACATGAACATCTACTGGAACGGTGCTTTCCTGACCGCTTCTACGGGCTGGACTGTGGCTGACGCTTCCACGCCGACTGCCACGACTGGCGACGTGCGCGGCACGCTTCAGTGCGGCACGGTCGGCGGCGGTTCCGGCGCGACGGGTTCGGCCGATGGCTCCAAGCGCTTGGCCGTGTTCATTTCGCTGCCGGTCTACAACGCGGTGGGTGCTACCAACCTGTCGTATGTGACCTTGTTCGGCAACTCTCAATTCGCCGGCTGATATGGCGACCTCAGGCACCGTTGCTCGCACGAGCATCGACGTTGCTACCGTAGTGGAGCACGCTGTACGAAAGTGCGGCGTGCCCACTTCTTCTATTTCTGGGGAACAGCTTCGCACCGCAAGGGAGAACCTGTTCTTCATCCTGACCGGACTGACCAATCGAGGCATCAACCTCTGGTCGGTTCAAAAGCAGGTACTGCCGGTGACTGCGTATCAGTCGCGGATGTACCTGTGGGCTGGTTCGGTGGATGTGCTCAACGCGCAATGGCGTTTTGGGACGTACACGGCGGCCACTACCTACAGCGGCGCTACCGCTTCTGTCACGTTCTCATCGGCAACCGCGGTCAACAGCGCGAGCGTGACGATCCCGACCGCTGGGACGTACAGCCTCGTGCTTGAAAGCTCCAACGATGGGGCGACGTGGACCCAATGCGGCTCCAACACGATGCAGGTTGCCTCCGCTGTCGGAGATCAGATTGCAGTGGACTGCGACCTCTTCAACAGCGCGACGTATTGGCGCGTGAGGGAGACCGTCCTCAACATCACCTGGGCGTCGGTCACGTTCTTGTCATCGACCACGGAAATACCGATGGCGAAGATGAATCGCGACGAGTACCAGAGCCTGCCGAACAAGGCATTCAGCTCCCTGCAGTCGCTTCAGTATTGGTTCGACAAGCAGACGAGCCCGCAAATCTACCTGTGGCCCGTGCCGCAACAGGCCGGCCCTCAGGCCGTCTTGATGGTGCAGCACCAGATCCAAGACGTTGGGAGTCTGACGAACAAGTTGGACGTTCCCGACCGCTGGCTGCCGGCCATCATCCACGAACTGGCCGCTGCGACTGCTCTTGAGCTACCTACCTCGATGGTCCCTCAGGGTCGGTTCGATGCCCTTACCGCACTCGCTCAGCGCTTCGTGAAGGAAGCGGAAGACGGCGAAGTTGATGGCGCTCCCATCCGGATCGCCCCCGCCATTCGTTCCTACACCCGCTAATGCGCTATCTCGACACACGCGGTCGCGCCGTGCTGACCGTGGGCATCTGCGACCGCTGCCAGTTCAAGTTCTCTCTATGCGACTTGACGGCCGACCGTAACGCCCCAGGACTCCGGGTCTGCGATCAGTGCAACGACGCATTCGACCCGTACCGCCTACCGGCCCGGAAGACCGAGGACATCACCGTCCCGAATCCGCGTCCGGACCAACCGCTGAGCTGATATGACCGGATATGTGAATGCATTCGGCGGGAGTTCCGTACAGCCCGCCGACCCGGCCTATCGGGCCGTAAGTCTCTCCGCCAACACGACCCTCGTTTGGCCCCCGCAAAGCCAGTCCGCGACGGACTACGTTGCGCGGATCATGGAAGTCACGGCCACCACGGGCGGCCTGACCATCACTCTCCCGGACGCGACCGCGCAGTCCAATGGCTTTGATCTCATCTTCACCAACCCCGGCGCCAACACCTACACGGTGGCCGGGAACGGCGGCACGACGATCTGCACCGTTGCTGCTGGGCAGGTTCAGTATGTCTATCTGAAGGACGCGAGTACCGCGCAGGGGACGTGGGGCGTCTTCCAGTTTGCGTCTCTGGCGTCCGCTGTCGCCGCCGCCTCATTGGTCGGCCCGGGCATCAAGGCGTCAGGCGGGGCGCTCTACGCCGCCGAGAACGTCTCGACGCTGAGCACGAACTACACCGTCCTCACGTCCGATCGAACGAATATGTTCATCTGGACAGGTGGGGCGGGGACGATCACCCTACCAACAGCCGCAAGCGCCGGAAGCGACTTCTTCTGGTCGCTGAGCAACCAAGGTACTGGCGCTGTCACCGTCCAATGCCAAGGCACCGACACGCTGGACGGGGCTTCGTCGCAAACCCTTTTGATTGGCGAGAGCTGCGAGTTCCATAGCTCGGGATCGCTCTGGGTAACCAAGGGCCGCGGCCGATCGACGCAGTTCAACTTCGCCCAACTCAACAAGAGCGTCACGGGTGGAACGGTCACGCTGACCTCTACCGAGGCGGCGAACACGATTCAGAAGTATTCGGGAACGCTGACCTCCGACTGCTTCGTTGTCGTCCCTTCGACGGTCCAGGTCTATTTCGTCACCAACAACACGTCGGGCTCTTTCAACCTGACGTTCAAGACCTCCAACGTCTCAGGGGCCACGGTGACCATCGGTCAAGGGCTATCTGCAGTCCTGACCTGTGATGGAACGAACGTCACGAACACCGCGACCACGTTCCCGATTGTCGGCGACCTCTCGCTGAACAACCACCGCATCACGAACCTTGCGACGCCCGCCAGTGCAAACGACGCGGCCAACAAGGGCTATGTGGATGCAGTGATTCCTTCGACTCTCACCACTCAATCCACCCAACTGGCCGCCCTGGCCTTCCTCATCTCTTAAGGAAATCGCATGTCTCAACTCGTCACTCTGCCGGGGCAGATCCAAGACCCCTTGATGGTTTCGTTCACCCAGACCAACGGCACCCAAGCCAAGGTCGTGCAGGACGTGACCGCCGCGACCGGCTCTCTCCAGGGTGGTTGCCGGGTCTATGACCTCGTAGCCTCCAGCACGGATTCGTCCTCGAACTCGGTGATTCTGTGGCAGGCGGTGCAAAAGAGCTTGTACGCCAACATGGGAACTGTCACGATCACCGGCACGAACACCATCAACCGCACCTCAGGTTCGTTCGTCACCGATGGCTATGCGGTCGGCGATGAAATCATGATCCTCGGCGACACGGTGACGACCGCAAACAACGGCGTCGCTGCGGTTGTCACTTCGGTGGCTGCGGGCGCGCTCGGAGTCAACGGTACGCCGTTCACCAACGAGACGGCCGCCGCGGGGTTCCGCATCGTCAAAACCACCCGGCGCTCGACCACCACGGTGGCTGCCAACGCGGGGAACAACACTTCGACCGCGAACACCCAACTTCTCGCGACCGCGAACGACTCGACCAAGGATTCCCTTGGCATCTCTCTGGGCGCCAACGGGCTTCTGCTGGTGTCGATGGCCTCCCAAGTCGTCGGCGCTGTCCCGGCTCGCGTGACGATCACCGGCAACGCCTACCTGTACTGAGATGGCGATCCCCAATCCGGCATCGGGGATGCCGAATCAGACCCCTCTGGGTCCCACTGCCGCACAGATCGCAAGCGCGACGGCTGCAATGGCCGGTCCTCTCGGGGTTGCTGCGTTGGCCGGCGTCCCAGGCCTGGCCGCCCAAAACCCGACCTACGCAACGCCGCCCACGAAAACCATCGTCAACGGCTGCTCGGCTGGTGGTCAAGCGGGCATCGCGCTCAACACCAATGTCGCGGCCTTTCGGCAGGTCGTCACTGGGGCGCTGACAGCTAACGCGCTCTCCACCGTGCTCTCGATTAGCGGTCGCGGGCAGGTTGATGTGCTTGGCTTCTACACCGGAGACGCCACGGCCAGAACGCTCCGCCTTCAGGTGGTCGTTGATGGATCGACAGTGGCTTTTGACTCTACGACGGCTTCCATCAGCTCGTCGGGCCAAGGCCTCGCTGCTGCCGGAATGATCTTTTCCGGCTCCCAGAACCTGTCGTTTGGGGCGCCGATCCACTTCAATCAGTCTCTGACGGTGAACGTGGCTTCGTCTCTCACGGAGACCGGCAAGTCCACGCTGATCTACACCGCGCAGACCTACTGAACATGATTCAGGAGTTCGGGACGCCCTACACCGGGCCGACTGTTCCGGCGGTTGTCTCTATGCGCCAAGCGAGGCAGGCCCTGTATCTCGCTGGGAAGCTCTCGGCAGTGGACAGCGCGATTGCCGCGATGACGGACCCGACCCAGCAGCAACTCGCCTATATCTGGTGGAACTACAGCAACGAGGTGCAGCGGTCAAACCCGCTTGTCTCCGTGCTGGGACTTGCCATTGGGCTGCAGTCGTCTGACATCGACCAGCTTTTCCAGACGGCCAATTCGCTATGAACATCCTCCTGGCGAGAAAGCCGACGCTCGGGTCATGGCTGATTCGGTTCGGTACGTGGTCGCAATGGTCTCACTGCGCCATCTTGACCGATGGGCACGTCATTGACGCCACGATGCAGCGCGGTGTGGCTGAAAGGCCGTTCGCTGAGTTCGTCGCGGAGTACCCGGATCGTCTGATGCTGTCGGTTGACTGCGATGAGGCGAAGGCGCTGGCGTTCGCTCGTTCGCAGATTGGCAAGCCTTACGACTATCTGGCAATCGTCGGGTTCGTCATTCGCCGAGGCTGGTCCAGCAGCGACAAGTGGTTCTGCTCTGAATTCGTGGAAGCCGTGCTCAAGGCTGGTGGGCGTCAACGTTTCCGCGAAGAACTACCCCGGATCACCCCGCGTGATGTCTGGGCAGTAACTCCCTGACATGCGCTACCTCATTTTGATCTGCGCGCTGCTGACAGCGTGCGGAGGCGGGAGCGTGCCAGATCCTCCTAAGACCATCGCGGCCATTGGCGACTCGCTGACTCTACAGACTGGGCTGTGCGCCGACGCTACAGGCCTTCCGTCCTGCGCTCACCCGGAGAGGTCTTACGCAACGTACATAGGCGTCATTGGCAACTTCGGCCGGGGAGGGGACACCTGTACCCCCGAAGAGCCGTTCGACTCTGGTCCGTTCAAGGGTCAGCAGCGCGGCATGACCTGGCGCATTCACGAGCTGATCGCGCTGCACCCGACACAAGGCGTCGTCTTCGCTGGCTACAACGATCTCACAAGAGGCGTATCGAACGACCTCATCGTCAAGTGTCTGGCGGACCTGTGGTGGCGTCTGCAAGCGAACGGCATCGAGCCGATTGCAGTGACGTACCCGAAGGTGCAAGTGAATACCGAAAAAGTCGCTGCGTTGAACGTGGCGATACGAGAAGCGGCCAAGTCGGCGGGCATCCGGCTAGTGGACGCAGAAACCGTGGACGTGCCGACCGTCGATGGTCTGCACCCAACCGAAACCGGCGCCCGCGCCATAGCCAGCCTCTTCTCAAAGTGAACGAAATCGACCCCGTGCAATTCGGCGCACTCACTGCCCAGGTCAAGCTATTGGAGACACAGGTCTCTGAGCTTCAATCGGACGTAAAGGCGCTGCTCGCGCTGGCGAACAAATCCAAGGGGGGATTCTGGGCCGGGATGGCGATAGCTTCCGCAATCGGAGGGATCGTCTCTTGGGTCGCTTCTCACTTTCAGTTCCTCCCGAGGTAACCATGAAACGCTCCGTCTCGGCCGGCATCCTCGCCGGCCTTCTTGTTTCTGCTCCTGCTGCGGAGTGGACCGGCCCCGGCGATAAGACCCTGACGCTCAGCGACGAAGAGGCGGCCGACTGCACCGTGCAGGGCGAATGCGCGGTGTTCAGTAGGCGCCAGATTGACGCGATGTTGACCGCTCAGCGCGAACTGACGCGCGACGAGATGCGCAAGCAGTGCGTGTTCGCTGGGATCGGCCGGGATTCGTGATGTTCGAAGCCCTCAAGAAGATGCTGACAGAGGGCGACAACACAACGCCTTGCCCTGTTCGAGTAGCCACGGCCATCACTGCGTTCCTGTACCACGCTGGGGCGACCGTTGGCCTGGTCATGCATGACATGCACTTGGACATGGCAACCCTCGGCCAGTACATCCAGCACATGGCGCTCCTGATCGGCGCTGGTGGTGGAACGGTAGGCCTGAAGTCCGCATTGAAGGCCGACGCAAAGGACGCCCCATGAATGCCAAGCAGCAACTCATCGGCATGGAGGGTTGGGTGCATCGCGCCTATCCCGATCCCATGACGGGAGGCGAGCCATGGACCATTGGCGCCGGCCATACGGGTCCGGAGGTCGTCAAGGGCCTGGAATGGACTGACGAGCAAATCAGCGATGCCTTCGAGCAGGACTATGCCGAGGCCGAGCGAGACGCGCTCGCTGTTTGTCCCAGCTTGGATTCGCTGGACGAGTGCCGACGCGCAGTCATCGTGAACATGGCCTTCAACATGGGGCGCGAGAAGCTGTCCCATTTCGTTGGGATGCTGGGCGCTGTTCGAGACAAGAAATGGGCTGATGCGGCCAACCACATGCGCGACAGCCTTTGGGCGCGACAGCTACCCAAACGATCCGCGCGCCTGGCCCGTCAAATGGAAGATGGCACGTGGCAGTGAGTTGCACCGACCACTGGCTGCGCGACTGCCTTGTCTTCTTGGTGGTCGGCTACTTCGGCTTCTGGTGGGCTGATGCGCAAGACCGCAAGCAGTGGATCCCGCGCCGCCTCTGGCCGATCTTCGCAATGCTCGGATTTTCCGTGATGGGCGCAGTTGGTGTTTGCGGGCTGATCGCTGGTTCCGTGCTTTTTATGGTGGGGGCGCTTTGAACCTGCTAGACCTCATTCCAGCGCCGTACCGGCTGGCGATCGAATTCGCACTTGTTCTGGCGATTTCCGGGGTTCTCTTTGGACTCGGACACAAGGGAGGCGTGCAGGCCGAACACGCCCGCATGAAAGTCAGGCTCGATGCCGTACAGCATCAATGGGACGTGGAGCGGCAGACCCTCCAAGCCAGAGCCATCCAAGCCGAACAAGAGCGCGACGCCAAGTCAGCGCAACGCATCGCTTCCGCTCAGGAGCAAGACCATGAAGACGTTTCCCATGCGGAGCATCGCGCCGATGCTGCTGTTGCCACTGCTTCTGCTGCTGACCGCCTGCGCCAGCGAGCCGAAGCAGCCCTCGCCTCCTGTGGTGCAGCAAGAAGCCCTGATCCCGCCGCTTCCGCCGTCAGCCCGCCCGCAGCCCAAGCCTCCAGTGTGCTCCCCGACGTGCTCAGAAGGGTTGCGGAAGTTGCTGGACAGCTTGCTACCTTCGCCGACGCTTCCGACGACGCAGCCCAATCCTGCGCAGCCCGCTACGACTCACTGACCAAGAAGTGACAACCGTCGTCGCGAGCGTAGCGGATGGCCTGATGGTCGCCGATTCCAACATTTGCGACGACGACCGCCGCTATCCAGGCAAGAAGGTCTGGCGCATCAAGGGCATCCTGATCGGCTTTGCTGGTGAGGAGCCAGACCACCTCCGCTTCCTTGAGTGGTATCGCGGCGGCATGGAGGGGAGGATCCAGTTCGGTGCCTCCAAGGCCCTGATCCTGTCCCCGGGCAAGCTAGAGCTATTTGATTCCAACTATGAGCGTCCGGTATTGATCCCGAAGGGCAGAGATGCCATCGGGACCGGAGCCAAGGCTGCGATGTGCGCTTGGGAGGCCTTGGGCTGGAAGAACCCAAAACGAGCCGTGCAGATCGTGTGTAAGCACGATGTCGGCTCTCTCGGCCCCGTGCGGGTCTATCGACTGAGGTAAAGCCGATGCCCGCGTCTACCGAGAAGATCGACTCGCGCCTTAAAGAATGGTGTACCGAGTCACAAGCACGCTACATCGACGCGGTGAACGAGTATGGCTCAATGCGGGCCGCCGCCCGCGCCCTGAAGGTCAACTACTACACCGTTCACTGCGCCATCAATCGAGCGCAGGCCTCAGCAGCGAGGCGCGGATATGCACCAGACCACGACATGGTCCGAACGGTGCCCGAGGGCTTCAAGGTCAAAGGGGTCTCGACCTATTACAACGACGATGGGAAGCCGGTCGGGCAATGGGTGAAGTCCGAGGCGGACAAGCAGGCCCAAGAGGCGTTGATGCGGTCGGCGTTCGAGGCAATGGCGGAGGATCTGCCGCGCTTGAGCAAGACGCTGGCGCCGGCAGACACCCTGCCGCAGTTGTGCAACGTCTACACGCTGACCGACAGCCACGTTGGCGCGTTGTGCTGGGGCAAGGAGACGGGGGCGGATTGGGATTTGAAGATCGCCGAGGAGGTGCTTACCGGCTGCTTCGAGCGCATGCTGTTGTCTGCGCCTCGGGCTCGGGTCGGCATCGTCGCCCAGCTCGGCGACTTCCTGCATCAGGACAGTATGGCCGCTGTGACGCCGACGAACGGCCATCTCTTGGATGCTGACGGGCGGTTCTCGAAGGTCGTGCAGGTTGCGGTCCGCGTCCTGCGACGTGTGGTTGACATGGCGCTGAAGCGGCATGAGGCTGTCGTTGTCCTCCTCGCTGAAGGCAACCACGACCTGTCTTCATCGATCTGGCTGCGCACGATGTTCGCGGCGCTCTATGAGAACGAGCCACGGATCAAGGTGATTGACTCCCCGCTGCCGTATTACGTCCACCAGCATGGCGAGACGATGATCGGTTGGCACCACGGGCACCTGAAGAAGAACGACGGCTTGCCGCTGATGTTCGCCGCCGCCTTTGCCAAGGTCTGGGGCAACACAACCAAGCGGTACATTCACACCGGACACCGGCACCACATCGAAGAGAAGGAACACGATGGGGTTGTGGTTGTGCAGCACCCGACGCTAGCCGCCCGCGACGCCTATGCCGCCCGAGGGGGCTGGATTGCAGAGCGCAGCGCCAAGGCCATCACCTACCACGAGCGGTTCGGCGAAGTCGGCCGCGTGACCGTCACTCCGGAGATGCTGCGATGAGCGCTACCGTTACCCGCCCGGCCTGCGCCGAATCCCCAATGCTCACCGAAGACGATGTTGTCTGGATTCGATATGAGGGGATGTGGCTTGGTCTTGAGAAAGACACTCGCCCGGAAACCGTAGAGCGCGCCTTGGCGGCTTTGCAGTGGATCGTTGGGCAAAGCGCACGCTGCGACTGACCCACAAAGCACAACGCCCCGACTAGAACGGGGCGCTGGCTGTTTCGCCCGAGCGAGCTTCACGCCAACCCGCAGCCCTGCGCATGGGCTGCCGCTCGCACGTCTCCGGGTTTCGGACGACGCGCGCATTGTAAAGACTATTTACACGAATGTCCACTGCCGGACAAATCTATTTGATTTGTTCGCGGACGAACACGTATGTCCGGACCCGCAAACCTCAATTACGACACCCTCGTCAGCGATATTCAGGCGTACACCGAGCGCACGAATGATCCCACGCTGGTAGCGCAGATTCCCCGCCTCATCATGATGGCGGAGAACCGTATCGCCACCGACGCCAAGATCCTCGGGACGCGCGAGGTGGTGCAAAACACCTTCACCTCCGGTAATCCGGTGGTTCCGAAGCCGGCCTACTGGCGTCGCACCGAGAGTCTGAACTACACCGACCCGACGAATGGGAGGACGCAGATCCTGCCTCGGACGCTGGAGTTCTGCCGAGACTACTGGCCGAACGCCGCCCAAACGGGTTCTCCGAGGTACTACTCGGACTACGACTTCGACAACTTCCTGATCGTCGCTACGCCGGCCGGCGCCTATCCGTTTGAGTTGGTCTACATCGCGCGCTTGGCGCCGCTGTCGTCGTCTACTGAGACGAACTGGCTGACCTCGAACGCGCCTCAGTTGCTGCTGAACGCCTGCCTTCTGGAGACTGAAATCTTCCTCAAGAACACGAGCCGCATCCCCGTGCGCCAGCAGGCGTATCAGGAGGCGCTGGACGCCTTCAAGAGCGAAGACGCCTCCCGTGTCATTGACCGCAACATCGTGATCGCCTGAGATGGCCGACCTCCCGACCATTTTCGAGCTGGTCAGCCAGCCGGGCATCAAGCGTGATGGAACGAATCTTGACAACGCCTTCTACCAAGAAGGGCAGTGGGTTCGGTTCCAGCGTGGCCGCCCCCGGAAGATTGGCGGCTATCAGCAACTCTCCGGGCAGTTGCTTGGCCCCGTCCGAGGGGTGTACGTCGATAGCCGTTCCACGGGGAACACGGCACACACCTTTTCGACGCAAGGTGTCGAGCGGGTGCTGTTCGACAACTCGGGGACCGTCTCCGACATCACCGACCGCACTCCATCGGGCTTCACAGCCAACGACAACTACACCTGGCAGACCGCATCCATGTTCCAGTCTGGGGGCTCGGGGACGCCGACGCTGATCGGGTGTGTCACGCCCGATATGGCGAACATCGCCAGCGATGACCCGGGGTACCTCTACGCTGGAGACGTGACGGCGAAAACCGCCCTGGCGCAAGTGTCGGACTCCAACGGCCCCATTCAGGTCAGCGGGGGCGTGTGCGTCCTGCAGCCGTTCGTCTTCGTCTATGGCTCGAATGGCTTGATCCGAAGCTCGAACCCCAACGACATCTCGACCGCCTCGGGGTGGACCCCAGGGCAAGGAACGGTATCGAACAACGTCGCCGCCACGAAGATCGTCAAGGGCCTGCAGATGCGCGGGGGCGGTAACTCTCCCGCGGGCCTGTTCTGGGCGCTTGATTCCCTTATCCGGGTGAGTTTCGTTGGCTCGGCGAGCGGCTTCTGGAAGTACGACGTGCTCTCCGACGATGTGACCGTGCTCTCCAAGAGCGCGATCGTCGAGTACGACAACGTGTACTACTGGGTCGGTTCGGATCGGTTCTTCATGTACGACGGCATCGTGCGTGAGCTGCCGAACGAGATGAACCTCAACTTCTTCTTCGACAACCTCAACGCTTCACAGGCGCAAAAGGTCTGGGCGCTGAAGGTTCCTCGCTGGGGGGAAATCTGGTGGTTCTTCCCCTCGGGGACCAACACCGAGTGCGACACGGCCGTCATCTACAACGTCCGTGAAAAGACTTGGTACGACACCAAGATCGGGCGCTCCGCTGGCTTCCCGGCTCGCGTCTTCCAGTCGCCGCTGATGGCCGGTGAACTCGTCTCCACCACGAAACTGACCTATACCCAAAGCGCCGGAGCGTTTAGCGTGGGCGAGCAAATCCAGGGGTTGACGAGTGGAGCGGTCGGGACCATCGCAAAGAACACCGGAAGTCAGTTGAACCTCATCAACGTGACCGGCACGTTCCAGTCGGGCGAGACGATATCGGACACGATGAAGAACGGCACGGACCAGGGAACCGTGTCGGCTGCTCCTTCAACCCAAAGCCTTACCTCCCTCTGGCGCCACGAGTACGGGACTGATCGTGTTGTGGGGACTCAGGTGCTGGCGATTGATTCGTACATCGTCACCAACAACTTCCAATGGATGACGGGCGGCCCCATCGCCGAAGAGGGGCAGGGCGGAAACTTCCAAAGCCGGCTGACCCGTGTTGAACCCGACTTCAACATGACCGGCTCGATGAACCTGTACGTGGTGGGCAATGCCTACGCGCAGGCGCCGACCGTCACGTCCTCGGCTTACTCCTTCACCGCCTCAACCGAGTTCGTCGATCTGCGCGAGCAGCGCCGGGAAATCTCCCTCAAGTTCGAGTCGAACACCGCAGGCGGAAATTGGGAGATGGGCAAGGTACTTTTGACCGTGGAGCCGGGCGACGAGCGTGGCTGACCTGACGGTTTTCAACCCACTTCAAATGACGTGGGAGCAGTGGAGTTCGCAGGTAGTCATAGACCTCTCCACGCAATACAATTTGCCTAACCCTGTCGAAGAGGGTTTGTGGCAACGCTGGGCAACCGAGTTGCTGACCATTCCGGGCTTGAGCGAATTGGGTCTGCCTGACCCTAGTGCATTCGCAAGCTGGCAAGCGTGGGCAGCCGCATTTACGCAGATCGCTGCGTAAGACCTCTTCGATATGGCAAACACAAAAGGCGCACTCGCGCATTTCGCTAGCGGCGGCTCAACCTACTCGTTGAGCGACCCGAAGTACGGCTGGACCGACGTATCCTCCTCGCCCAACTGGCAGGAGTGGCTGGGTTCTGCGTTCCCGAAAGACCAAGCAGAGGCCGACATTTACCATGCGCTTGGCATTCAGATGCCAGACGCCACCGCCCGGACTGGCCCCGACTCTGACATCGGACGGTTCAAATACGACACGTCTGGGCTGCCGGATCTGTACCGCGGCTACGACCCGTCTTCTGGGCAACAGATTTGGAGCGCGTTCGACCGGAATGGGAGCCAAGTCGGGACGCCTCACACATGGACCGACTCGGGGTTTGATCCGCTGTCCGCCCTGATTCTGGGCGCTGGTGCCGGCATCACAGGCGCGGGGCTGATGGGGTACCTTCCCGGTGGGGCGGCAGCGGCCGGCGCCGAGGGCGTTGGAGGCATCGGAACACTAAGCGCCTCTGAGTTGCCCGCAATTGCTTCCCCGGCCATTGACGCCAACCTAATCGCTGGGACCGGCTCGCTTGCTGACCTCGGCGGCGCTGGCACGATCGGTGCGGGCTTGGGTGGCGGCGGCTCCCTTTACGGATCTCTCGGTAGCAGTGCAGCAGGCGGTCCGCTGGACCTCGCCTCAAGCTCAAATGCGTTTGCTGGTAGCGGTATTGCCGGTACGGCGGCCGATCCACTGGAGGCGGCAATGGCTGGAGGCGGCGCTTCGTACAACGTGCCCGGACTGTTCGAGGGAGCATCGCAAGGCGGCGGCCTGATGGATCGGCCCAGCAACGGCCTCTCCAATTGGTGGGACAAGGCCAGCAGCGGCGATCTCAACGCCATCCGCGGCGGCTTGTCCACGATCGGGGCGCTGTCCCAACTGTTCGGCGGGCACAACCCGAACAACCTCAGCGCCTCTCAGATCCGAGACCAACTCAAGGGGCCGTACAACTCCTTCAGTCCGAGCCAACAGGCGGCGGTCTCGCACTACTTCAATTCGCCCGTCTCGGTCCAGTATCGAGCCCCGAACGTCAACGGCATCGTCCAACTGTCGAACCAGACGGGCTCTCCATCGGCTCAGACTTGGTTGCCACCGAACACCGCGAACACCATGCCGGTGCAGCAGGGGCCGCAAGGTTACGCGCACGGCGGTTCCGTCTGTGGGGCACTCAGCAACTTCGCGAAGGGTGGCTCAGCCTACGTTCAGGGCAACGCGCCGGGGCAAGCCGACAACGTGCCGGCCGTCCTCAGCCCAGGCGAGTACGTCATGGACGCAGACACCGTGTCGTCTCTTGGCGACGGCAACAACGCCGCAGGCGCACAAAAACTCGACCAGATGCGGCAAAGCATCCGCGAGCACAAACGCTCCGCACCCGCAGACAAGATCCCTCCGAAGGCCAAGGCCCCTGAGCAGTACCTGAAAGGTCGCAAATGAGCGGCATCCTCGATTCACTCGGCAGTTTGAACAGCGGCCAACTCCCGCCGAACGTCACTGCCTCTTCGGGCTCGCTGTCGAGCCAGCCCGATTGGTTCCAGCAGATGGAGCAGGGCCTCGCGGCCCGTGGCGCCCAGATCGCCGATCGCGGGTATCAGTACTACTCAGATCCTCGCCTTGCCAACTTCACGCCCGACCAGCTCAACGCTTTCCAGGGTGTGCGGAACATGCAGGGCTCGTGGCAGCCTAGCTATCAGGGTGCTTTGGGTGCCTACGGGCAGGCGTTGCCTTATGGAATGAACTCCCTGAACCGCGGGGCTGGCTACGGGGCCGGAGCGGTCGGTGCAGCGCAGGCCGGCGCTCAAGGCGCAATGGGTGCGGCTCAGCAGTACGCCCCCTGGATGACATCGGCCGCGGGGACATACGGCGGCGCAGCGATGGACGCGGCGAACAGCGGGGGCGCGGCGGCGCAGAGCGCGGCCAACCAAGCCGGTCAGCAGATGGGCAAGGCGGCCAACCAATACGGCCAAGGCGCCGTCTCCGCCACGCAAGGCCCATCCCAAAGCTGGACGGACAACTTCTCCAAGTACATGAGCCCGTACACCCAGAGCGTGGTGAACGAGATCGGCCGCCTGGGGAATCAAAACCTGTTCCAGAACGTGTTGCCCCAGGTGAATGACTCGTTCATCGCCAATGGTGGCTTTGGTTCTGATCGCAACGCCGAGATGATCGGCCGCTCGATCCGTGACGCGCAAACGAACATCTCTGGCTTGCAGTCTCAGGCGCTGGAAAGCGGCTACGGCACCTCGGCTGGCATCTTTGGTCAGGACGCCAACCGTGCTCAGCAGCAACAGCAGATGCAGTCCAACGCCAACCTTGGCGCTGGGAACCTCGTCACTGGGGCATTGGGGCAAGCTGGGCAGTTGCGCACGAACGCGGCTCTCGGTGCGGGCCAGCTCGCGACCAACGCAGCACTCGGCGCGGGAAATATGTACGAGGGGGCCTTGGGCCAAGGCGCGAACCTGCTCACTGGAACCGCACTGCAAGGCGGCCAGCTCGCCTCAAACGCTGGGCTGCAAGCGGGGCAGATGGCGAACCAGGGTGCTCAGATCGGCGGCAATCTCGCCCTACAGACCGGGCAAGGCATGGGAGCGCTGTCGCAGCTCGGGCAGCAGCTTGGCTACAACGACCTCAACGCATTGAGCGGCATCGGTGCGCAGCAACAGGGCCTCCAACAGCACGCCTACGACACGGCGTATCAGGAGTTCCAAAACCAGCGCGACTACCCGATGCAGCAGGCCTCTTGGCTGTCCAACCTGCTGCGCAACGCGCAAGTTCCGACAACTCAAATCGGATCAACCAATGCACCACTTCCTGGGGCGCAGTACGGGGCGACACCCGCCAACCAGATTGGCGGCGCATTGAGCATGCTTGCGCCGTACTTCTCCGGCTCAGGCGGCTCCGGAGGTTCGTCCGGTGGCGCTCTCCCATATTGGGGTGGCGGCTCCAACGATTGGGAAAACTACATTCCCGGAGGCTGATAGATGCCGTTCGATTTCGACAACACCATCCAAGGCGCACTCGGTCTCCTAGCCAAGTCTGCGCAGCCCGCGCAGATGGACACCGACACGTCCTATCTGACTCCTTCGGCCATTGAGATGGGGCCGGGATATTCGCGTCGTGCAGCACTGGCCGGATTGCTAGGCCCGACTCACAGCGGCTCTACGGCTGAAGGGATTGCTAACTCCATGGCCGGCGAGAACGCTGCCGACTTGGAGCAGGCAAAGCTGCGTGCGATGTACCTCCCGGCAATTGCGAATGCGGTGACATCGCGTCAACAAGCCGCAGCACAAGCCAACCTCGTCAACGTCGAAGCAGCGCAGCACATGATCGGCGCAGCACAGGCGGCGCGGGCTGCCGACATCCAGCGCTGGGCGCTCGGCCAATTCGGCTATGACGGCGGTCAACCGGATCAGATCGTCCCTCAACTGTCACAGGGGGCGCTTTCTCAGGGAGCGGCTCAAGGCGATGTTGGCCCGACAAATACGAACGCCCAGCGGATGACTGGCGCCTTGTCGGCAATGGCTCCGCAGCGACCGTCTGGGATGATGTTCGGCGTCCCGAGTGACGTGGCTCTGTCGGATCTCGCCTTCAACGGCGGGAAGAACATCGCCGGGTTTGCGAACGAACGAAGTAAGCCGACCCCGGATGTCATCAACGCTCAGTACGCGATGGGGGGCGACGGCGCTGGAGCGCAAAACCTTGTTCTGGCGAAGCTGATGAAAGAAGGCATCGTCACGATGCGTAACGGCCTGCTTTACAACACGCTCACGGGCCAGTTCATGGGTGCGCCTGCTGCGATGATCCAGAAGAACGCGGAGGCGGTGAAGCGTGGCGAAACTCTGGGCGGCACGACGACGACCGTCAATCCCGATGGCAGCGAAAGCACGGCCATCTTCGGCGACTTGTACACCCCGCCCGGCGGCAATCCCAATACTCCTGCTCCGATCCGGAACAACAACCCCGGCGCCCTGATGCCGGGCGGGAAGTTGGCGCAGTTCAAGACGCCTGAAGAGGGCTTGGCTGCCATGGATCAAAACCTGCAGAGCTATGGCAAGCAGGGCGTCAAGACGCTATCCGGCGTCATTGCCAAATGGGCGCCGCCGAACGAGAACGACACGCAAGCCTACATCGCCGACGTATCGAAGCGCCTCGGCGTCGATCCGAACGCCACCGTTGACTTGAACAACCCGCTGCAGCGCCACGCGATCAGCACAGCGATCATGCTGCACGAGAACGGCCCGCAAGCCGTGTTTGGGCAACCGGCCGCACAAGCAACGCCGGCTCCGGTGGGTGTACAGACCAAAGCCGCCCCAGGCGTGACTTCAGCACGAGCGCAAGGCGACAAGTTCTACGAGCAGATTGCCAGCGAAGGGCAAAGCGTCGGCCAGGACCGAAACATCCTGGAAGAGATGGCGAAGCTGGCAAACGACCCGAATGCGAAGTTCGGCCCCGGCGCTGAGGGCGTTGCCGCGTTCAAGGCGAAGATCGCCAACATCCCGGGCCTGCCGGATTCGTGGAAGGCGGATGTCCAGCAGGCGCAGACCTATCAAGACGTGCTCAGGAAGCTTGCGAGCAATATGGCGATGGGCCGCTTGGGGCAGGGCAGCACTGGCACCGACACCCAGTTGGAAACCTTGCTTCACTCGTTCCCCAATGGCGAGATGACTCCCGCCGCTATGAAGCAGGTTCTTCCGATGCTTCAGCGCCAAGTGGATGCGCGCGAGACCCGTCTCAACGCTGCGTCGAACTTCCTCAAGGCGCATGGCAACGACAGGCAGTACATGCAGGACTTCAACCAGGCGTGGAGCAAGTTCGGCGATCCGGTCGCGATCGAAGTCGGCCGCCAACTGGCGATTGCTCAGAGCCGTGGGGACAAGAACGCAGCGGCGACCCTCATCGCCAAGATCAAGGCTGATCCTGACCTCACGGCCAAGATCAAGGGCCTCAACTCTCTGGGGGCGTTTTAATGCCGCTCGATCTCTCCGGGCTGGACGACCAAGCGCCGGCTCCTGGCGGGCAGGCCACCCCGGTCCCCGGCAAGCTTGACCTGTCGCTGCTCGATGATCCTTCGCTGACCGCTGCTCCGACGCCAGCGCCTGCGAAGACTGTTGCCGCGACTCCGCCGCTAACTGGAAAACAGGCATACAAGGCCATCCAGAACGCCGCCAGCGATGGCGTGCTAGCTTTCCAACGAGGGCTCAACGATCTCGGCGGCGCGTTTTCTCACCATGTGATGAACCTGCCGCACGGTGGTGCGCAGTTCATTCAGAACACGGTGGACGCCGGCCTTCAGCGCCTGCCGGACAACCCCGTCAGCCGGTGGTGGCACAACGACACCACCAACGACAATGCTTGGCTCGCGAAGCGCGAGGCGGACTACCAGGCCAGGGTGGGCAATTCCATCCCGGCATACATTGGCGCGATTGCGGGTGAGCTTGGTCCGTTCATGATGTCGGGCGGCAGCTCCATGCTCGAATCTGCTGGCAAGCCAGCCACCGCCGCCGCCGAGTGGCTGTCCTCCAAAGTTGGCTCTCCCGCCCTCCAGACAGCGTTGAAGTACATGGGTTTGGCTGGGGCTGGTGGAACTCAGGGGGCTTTGGCGGCGCTGGCCGCTCCTGTGAACGATGCTTCTGATTACTGGAAAGCCAAGGCATCCCAAGTGAAGACGGGCGCTCTCGTTGGTGGCGCCGTCCCGCCTGCTCTGGCGGCCGCAGGCGCCGCTGCGCGGGGCGTGAAGAACGCCGCCATGCCGCTCGTGGCGCCGGAAAGCTATGTGGGCAAGCAAATCGCCAACATGCTTGGCGATGATGCACAGACGGTACTAGGTAACCTTCAGAGTTATAAAACGCTGGTGCCAGGCTCCACCCCGTCAGCGGCCCAGGTCGGCGAAAACACGAAGCTGCTCCAGATCGAGAAGGCGAACCGCAATACCGTCCCCGGGGCCGAGGTGTTCGCAAATCGCGAATCGGCGAACAATGCGGCGCGGTGGGGCGTCATCAACGATGCGGCGAAGGACGATAGCGTCTTGACACAAGCCGTAGCTGCGCGTGATGCGTGGAAGCAGCCGGTAATTGACAAGTTGCTCAATAACCCAGCGACAGCCAAGCCTGTTGAGATATCGCCCATCCTCAAGCAACTCGATGCGTTGGAAAGCGGCAGCCTTGGCACGGACCCGGTAGTCAAGAGCGCGGTTCGTGGGTTGCGGCAGGATCTTCAGGATGCCGCAGCGAAGACCGACCTCAACCGCTACACGTGGACGCCATCGCAACTCAAGTCCCTGAATCCTGACGCGCCGTATGTGGACCCCGCATTGCTAGACGGCTATCGGCAGAACGTCCGCAACTTCCTTTCCAAGTACGCCTCGAATGGGGCGGTCTCGTCGAAGCAGGAAGCTGCGTTCGAGCCGATCAAGAACCAGATCATCAACGCGATCGAAGGGGCCAATCCGGGCTACAAGGGCTACCTCAAAGGCTTCGCCCAGAAGTCACAGCCGATCAATACCATGGAGGCAGCGCAGCAGTTGCAGGAACTCCTTGGGGGCAAGGCGCAGAACGCGCAGGGCGACCCGATGATTTCTGCGGCGGGGTATCAGTCGGCGCTCAATCGGGCGATGAAGGGCCAACCCTACGGGATCAATCCGCAAACACGGGGTGCGCTGGAGGCTATCGCCGACGACCTACAGCGATCCACCCGTTCGAACTCGCTGCGCACCCCGGGCTCTGATACGGCCTACAACATTCAAGCCCAAGGGGCGCTCGGGAAGTTGCTATACGGCCCTTCGTTTAACGGATCATCTAAGGCAACAAGAGTGGCGGCCGGTGCAATAGGATCATTCATCCCTGGGGTGGGCTGGATGGGCGGCTATCTTGGTTCGGGTGAACTAGGCGCTACTGTCGGCAAACACGTCAATCAAGCCGCCGCCAAACTTCTGAATGACCCACAAGCATTAGCGGCGGCCCTTCAAGGTCAGCTTACGCCACAGCAGGCCGCAGTGATACCCGAGATTGTGAAGCTCCTGCCGAATGTCGCTTCTTACGAGGCGGCTCGTGTCGCTCCACAGAGCAAGCCAGCGAATCCATAGAGGCCACAGAAGAGGGCCGAGCAACCAATGCCAAATGCAGACCGCCACGATCCAGGCGGTCCACGGGTGTTGATGGATCCACTCTCCCACTAAGGCACCAGAAGTTTGCGGCCTCAGTTATAGCAAACTCCAAGCCCGGAGCATCCCATAGCGGGGTGTTCCGGGCTCTTTTGTCGTTTGTGGCTCTCATTCTGTACATTGCCCATAATGAGAGGCACTTAGCCGAACGGCCGCCAGACCGGGATGCCTGCTGCTTCGCAGCGCTTCACGTTGTCAGCGGTCCCGCGTCCGCCTGGGAAGGCAATGCAGCCATGAGCGCCCGCGGCTACCATCCGGGCATTGCGCTCCGGGCCAGCCTTCGGCCCCAGCTCGCGCCAGTTCGCCTCGAACACCTCCACCCAGACACCGCGGGCCTTCGCCCATTCGCCGGCCAGTGTGTCTGCGCCTGGTGCGCCACCGTGTACGAGGAGTGTGATGGAGCGCTTGGCGTGTGCTCGGTCGAGCGCGGCGAAGACTCGGGCACGGTCTGCGTAGTCCCGGCAGCCGCAGACGATGATGACGTGGGCGCTTTCCTGCCGCCGCAGCCAGGCGACGTGCTGCTGGCGCAGGGTCTGGGCGTCGTTCACCGCGAGCGGCGGCTGGCCTTCAACCGGGCGGTAGCGGGAGTCGGAGGGGTTGCCCATCCGAAGTAAGGATAACCGCCGTTTATCCCTGGTGCGGCTACAGCGCCTTGAAGCGCTCTCGGATCGCATGCGCGCAGTCCAGCGGGCCGACCCTTTCCATGGGCCTTCCGCCCGCCAGGAGTTCCCACAGGCGGCCGTTCTCACAAACCTTCGCCGCTTCTTCTGCTGCGTGCTGCATGGCGAGACGCACAAGCTGCTTCACGCCGGGGTGGGCATAAATCGCGGCAGGCAGCCCGGCCTGCTCGCCAAGGCGCTTCTGTAGATCTTCCATCACCTACTCCTGATTCGCCACGTAGGGCAGCTTGAATCTCCCGCAGCAGCACTCTGAGACGAGAGTCATGCCAGATACCTTGCGGGTTTTGTTGATGTGAGCAAGGCATTCCTCGCAAAAGTTCCCGTGGCACTGGCAGGGTGACTGCCACCCGCACTTGTTGCACCAATCTCCGACCGGAGAGCGCGCCTCAACAGCGCCGCAAACGTGGCATGTCATCACCTACTCCTTCACTAGAGGAACGTCCTGCCATTCGGTCCACTCGGGCACTCCTGCTGGCAGCGGGCCGGCATACATTCCGGCTGGTAGGTTAACTTGCTGCGTCTTAACCTTCTTGCGCATTTGCAGGATCAGCCGCTGACCGTTCACCGGCTCCTCAAACTGAGGGTCTTGCGGGCGCATAGCAGGCACCCACCGCAGTTCCACGTCTTCAACGATCATCGCGTCTCCTGTTGGGCGTCGTGCTCCAATTTTTCCAGCAGTTGAGAGATCGAGGCCAACTCGGCGAGCCTCTTGTCAGCCCTTCGCGCCAGCTTCTCCGTGGCGCGCTGGAGCTTACATTGCTGATCCTCGATAGATGCCAGGCTGTCGCTCACGCTCTTCTTGCGTTGCTCAAGCATCGTCTTGAAGTCCATCGCTCTACTCCTTAGGTGATTGTGGCTGCTGGGCGCTGAGCGCAGCACGCCCGGCATCGGTCAGTACGAACCGAACGACGCGGAGGTGGGCACCAGGGTGGGATGCCTCGACCATGCCGGAAGTCAGGTACAGAGACAGTGGCGATGGTGTCAGATCACGGCCGCTTCTGTCTTCTGTGATCGCGGTAGGCGTCAAGCCACTCATCGCTATTCTCCTGGGGAGCCATAGCAGCGGCAGCACGGACAATCGCTCGCCTGGTGGCGGCGCAGGGGTCGAAGCCTAGCGCCTCTCTGACGAAGACGCCGCACGGGTGACTGGCCCAAATCCAGACCTTCTGTGGCACCGTCTCAATGTTCAGCGCCACAGCCATGCGGAATGCGTGCTCGTCGTATTCAAGCGGATTCCAGATTGTTCGATCGCCAGCCCGACGGCAAGGCCCGGAACGGCTGGGGTCCGGCATCACCATAAAGCCACCCTCTTCGTCCCAGGTCGCGGGAATGTCCGCCGCTTTCGCCGCCAACTCCAGTAGCTCTCGGTCTGGCTTGGTATCGCTCATAGACTAGTTCCCCGGGAATACAACGTACTCAATGGCCGGCTTATCCGACCGTGCGGAGTGCACCCAACCGTCAGGCCTCGCCGGCTGTAGCTTGTCGATAAAAATGTCGTGTAGTTCCAGCAGGCACGTTTCGCTGTGAAGCTGGTACGCGACCGGCAGGTCTTGCGGAAGCGTGCTCAGGTGGGCAATCAGTTCCGCCACTGTGACGGGCTTTACTGCGAGATTGGTATCGCTCATAGGGGTCAGCCTCCGTACTTCTTCGGCAGCTTGCCGGTCTTGGTCAGAAAGCCATTCCGCGTAAGCCACGCTCTCGCGGCGGCTGGATCTTTCAGTTCCGCTTCAAGCGCGTCAAGGCAAGGCTGCGCCTCTGGATCAGAAAGCCGCCATGGCCGCCCACGCGCGTTGAGCGGCTGGGTTAGCCATGGCCGAAGGGGATCGCTCATAGGGGGATGCTCCACGTAAGGTATGCAGCGTTTGAACGTCTTACCACCTGTTCAAATGGCGACGCTAAGTGTTTGATTTTCCGTGCTCCATGAGGGGCGTCGGCGGACCCTCGGAAGGCTGTTGAAACAAGCTCGTAAGGTGTTGATTTGCAAGGCGATTCGGCTGTGAAGATCCGGGTTCTGCTAGTTTGCATGGGCAATACACCTCGCGCCTCGTAGCGTTCCCACTTTACTCATTTTTTGTTCACTTGGCGCACACTGACACGGATATGTTCGACACCCCGAGGGTCCGCGTACAGGTCGCTCATGCGTTGCGTGGCGTGCCCCAAAAGCGCCTTGGTGTCCACATTGCCCTGAGCGTCATACAAGCGCTTGGTGAGGCTGCGGATTTCATGGAACGTGGGGGCACCTTCGTCGGGGATCTTGGCGAGCTTGCGGGCCTCAGTGAAGGCGTGGCTGATGCGATCCGGGTGGACCTTGCTGCCGGCCGGCGCGTTGCCCCATGGGTTGACGTGATGCACAAGGAACTTGGACAGCACGCCCGTGCGTGCCTTCACCAGGTCAGACAATGAGACGCCGACCGCATCCATGCGCAGGGCAAGCGGAATATCCACGGGCTTGTTCGTCTTCCGCGTCTTGGTGCGCCAGACCGTCAGCCATTCGCCGCTGATGTGGACGCGCTCCATGCCGGCCACCGTGCTGCGGTCCTGGCCCGTGACCAGCGCGAGCATCATTGCCAATGGCAGCCATTCCGCCACTTCCGGGGCCTTCGTATGGATCGCCTGGAACTGCTCCAGAGTCAGGCGCCCCCGCTTAACCATGGGCTTCGGGTCGGCCGTCACCTCGGCAGGGTTTGAGTTCATCCAGCCCAATTGCATCCCGCGCTTGCACACTGCAATGAGCCGGGAGCGGATTGCCTGCGCCCATCGGTTCTTGCCGGCCTTGGCGATTGGCTCGACGACGCCCGCGCAATCGGCGACGGTCAGCGTCCCACATTGCTTCTCGCCCAACGCTTCCCGGATTACCTTGTCCTGACTGCGCCAAGACTTCTCGGTGTTCTTCGTCGCGGCGGCTGGCATTTCGGCCAGTAGATCAGCGACCGTATGGACGGCGCCGGAAAGTCGCGCAACTAGAGAAGGGCGGGCGCCCAGCACATGAGCATTCGCCGCGATGGCTTCGTTGCGCGCGATGGCGAGCGAAACGCGCCCGATGACGAGCGTCTGTCCTGTGGTCGGGTGGCGCCACGTGTAGTAGCCCGGGCGCGGCTCGTAGAGGCCACGGGGCCAATCCCGCTTTCGGTGTGACCGGCGAGCTGCGCTCATGCTGCCTTCAGCCTATCCACCAGCGATGGGCGCGGCTGATCCGTCAACCGCTTGGCATCGGGATCGACGTAGTAGGACCGCCCCACCAGCTCGGGGGCCGGGTAAATCTCGCCCATGCGAACCCAGCGGCGCAGGGTCCACAGGCTGGGCGGGGGGCTGTAGTGTTTGGCCGCCCACTCGCAAAGTTTGATCTTCGGCCCGCTCATGGCTTAATCTCGTAGTGGTTCTTTTTCCGGCTGTTCTCGCTGCCGGTGAGGATCTGCAGGTTGTTGTGCACGTGCAGGCCTGAGACGAGTTCGCCCTGCAGAGGGATGTCGTGATCGACGTGGTGCGGGATGCCAGTCGCCACGGTGAGCCGGCGCGCTTCTTCGTAGACCCGCCTGATTGCGCCTAGGTCGGCCCAGGCCGGCGTGCGCTGCAGCTTCGCGGCTCGGCGCTTGCCCGCGTGGAAGCGAACGAGGGCGGCGCGGTGCTCGCGCTCTTCCGCTTCACGCTGCTTGCGGGCCAATTTCGCGCGTTGCTTCGGCGTCAACGCGCCTCGTCGCGCCTCCGCAAGATCGACGCCCGGCAATGCGATCACCGCCGCAACGTGCTCAAAAACGGCGCTCATCGTTTACTTCCTCAATCCGCGCAAATGGTGCTTCCTGAGCAGTACGTGAAGCGGCCCAAGTGCGTCAGCACATATCCAGTGATGGTCACAGTAGGCAACGATCCGAACTGAATAGTTCGCCGCTCCAAATAACCTTCGCGCTCCAAGCGCTCAGCAACTTTGGACCTCGTTGCAAGAAGCCCTGGACCTTTCGTGAATGCTGCATTTATCTCGGCAACGTATGCCCGCCCAAGGATTTCAAGGTCGCGCTTGTTCATCTCGTCCCCCTCAAATGCTCAGCGCTCTCTCCGTTGATCCGAACGTACTTCGTAGGATCTACTCCAGACCACAGAGATAGCATCGCCAGCGCCGGTCCGCTAATGCCCTTGCGGTCGCGCTCGATGTCAATGGTCAGCCGCAGCTTCACCGCCAGTCGTAGTGCGTCGCCGTCGTTCGATAGCGGCTCCCACCGCGTGAGTCCAGAGCCCGCCGCGGTTCGCATCAAGCAGCCAGTCACGTCGTACCACTTGGCGTTGATCCCCGCCGCCTTCGCCGCCAACTCAAGCAGTTCGCGATCAGTGCTCACCGTCCACCTCCTGTGCGCCCGCCACAAGCACAGGCGTAGTGAATTGGACGCGGACGACGCGCGCATCGAAGCCGTGCTCAACCAAGTCGCGCTTGTGCGCCACGGCGTACTTCCGTTGGCTCAACGTCCATACCGGTGGCAATACGCCTTGATCCGACGCGCACAGGAACTCGGTGCCGTTCTTGCGCTTGATCGCCACCGACCAGCCTTCGCGTACTTCAGGCATTGCCACCCTCCTTATCAATGGCGTCGAACAACTCACGCTCAAGCTGGCTCGCTTCGCCATCCAGTAGCGTCCGTCCGCCACTGATGCGGTCCTTGGCTTGGACTTCGGCGATGCGCAGCAAGTAGCGCTGGCGAAGATCGGTGATGCTGCGAAGTGTCTTCCTCGCCTCCTCAAGCTGACGCAGTGCTTCGTCTTGCTGGCCGCTCAGGGATAGGTACTCAAGGGCTTGCTGCTGGAGCTTGGCTTGGGCCTCCGCCAGTTGCTGCTCCAGTTCGGAGATGCGCTCGTCTCGCCAAGCAAACTGAATGGCGATGGCGCTCTTGTCGTGCAGACCTTCAGCCGTCATCCGGTCCAGGTGATGCAGGTAGAGCGCGTGCGGAACGTCAACGTCCGGGTAGGCGATGGGAAGCTGCGTGCTCATTCCTGCGATCCTCCGCGTTCAATATGGGTCGGCGCCCATATCCAGTCGTCAGGCTCCGGGCCAAAGCTCTCGTAAGCGACGGAACCGGCGGGGATGATGTCGTGCGCGTCCAGGCAGTAGCCGCCCATTGAGAAGGCGTCTTCCTTCAACGCCTCGGGGATGCGCCCGAAGTTGCCGCCAAGGATGCGTCTGTGCGTTTCCACGAAGACCAGCACTCCGACCTGATGGTGGGTCTGGATGCTCGAAGGGCCGTACATGGCGCGGCGCGTGCTCATTCCCGTCTCCCGATTCCAAGGGCGCGCTCAATGGCGCGGGCGACCAAGTAGCGATAGGTCATAGTCGGCGCCTCGTTGTGTGCGTCGAAGATCTCGTCGATCTGCGCTTTGCTCAGCTTCTGCGCTGGGGTGGTGGAGAGGCGCCATGCCTCCTGCCACATGCACCATGCCAGATCCACGGCAATGTCGCGATAGTTGCCCGGCCATGCAGACCGCGTTGCGTCGTCTGGGTGGCGTGCGATGCCGCGCTCGTAAGGTGATGCGCTGATTGCCGTTTCAAACGCCTCCCGTACCTCTGCCGCTGGAGATGATGGAGATGACACGAGCTCTTGTTTGGGCGCGTCGGCGTTGCCGACCGGGCTGTCGCCCTTCGGGTTCGACCTCGCGCGATACTGCCGAAGCCACGCCGCTTTGCATGCGCGGCAACCACGTTTCCCACGCGATTCTGAAATTAGGTTCCCATCCGCATACGCATGCCCCTGGGGGCAGTGCGTTTTCAGCGCGTTCAGCTTCGCCGGTGCTTCAGAGTTTTCATGCACGTTGGTGCGTCTATCAACCACGCGCAAATGCTCGGGGTTGACGCAGGCGCGGTTCCGGCAGACGTGGTCCACCACCATCCCGTCAGGAAGCTCAATTCCACGCAACATTAGGGACACGCGGTGGGCGCGCGGGTTCTTGCCGCGCAAATAGAAAACACCGTAGCCGTCACCGTCCGTCGCCGCCGTCCAAACCCAACATCCGCTTGCGTCGATCCGAACCTTCTCCATGAAGCGTTCACGCACGGCTTCATTCATTGCTAGCCTCCTCGCCGCTTCGCACCCCCATCCCTCGCGCGGGCGGCTTGCAGTGCGGGTGGTAAAAGCGGCTCCCGGAAGCATCAATCTCACCAAACGCGGTGCCGGTGATGGAGCCGCCGCACTTGTCGCACTTGAGGATCGACGCCGGGGGTATCCATGCCGCGTTAGGGATCGCAGCGTGCCCGCAGGGCTTAAGCGTAGGGTTATCGCTGTCCATTGTTCCAAGTCCTTCCTGCGGTGATCTTTAGAACACCCTTCTTGGTCAAACCAAACTCGGCGGCCAGCTCGGCAGCGAGGCCGACTTTGCGCGGAACCCATCGGCTTCGAATTGCGTCCACCTGCTCGGCAGATAGTTTCCGCTGCGGGTGCTTTTCTCCTGCCTGATGCGTGCCGTGCCGTACTTTGTCGGCGTTGTTCTCGGCTGGCGTGGCCCAGCGAACATTGCTAGAGCAGTTGTTTGCTGGGTCCCCGTCCCAGTGGGCTGCTTGGTGCAGCGGCGACGGGCGAGGGCCGATGAAAGCCATGGCGACCAGCTGGTGTACGCCCATTCGAATGCGCCGGCCTTCATCCGACCAGAGCTTTAGGCTTAGATAGCCGCGCTTTTGTTCAAGGCTCAGGGTGTTTCCGCCTCTGCCGATGACGCGCCCGTCGCTACTGACCTTGTAGCGGCGGAATCCTGGTATTTCTCGCCACGCAGGCGCAACGCCCAAAGCCTGTTCCGGCTGTCCCGATAGATCAAGCTGTGTATTCAAGAGGATTGGTCCTTGGAAATGCGGTCCCAAGCTTTCTTCGCGGCGTCACGCTTGGCCTTGGCTTGAGCGAGTTCCCGTTCTGCCTGCTGCCACACTTGCCACTCGATAAAGACGTGCGGGAAGTGCTTTGCCATCTTGTAGACCTCGCGCTTTGCGTCCCTGATCTGCTCAATGAAGCAGCTCCGATAGCCATCACACCCCTCCCTCAGTCTGAGTGGTGGGCACCCTCGTGATCCACGCGCGGTTGAAAGCGCACATCGCCTCGTCCGGCGAATCACCGAACCCAGCAACACCCTCCTGCAGATTCGGGCCGTAGAGGGCGCACCACTTGTTGCCGTCCAGCGTAAGCTCCGGGCGATAGAGGACGCTCGGCGCCGTCGCGTGCTCAGCAATGGCGTGCGCCAGTTGCGTCGCTTGGTGGACGATTGCGTTCATCGCGAGGTTCGAGTCTTCAGCGGTCAGCATCGCTGCCTCCTTGGGGTTGAGTAGTGGGCTGCACCGGGAGGGATGCGGACAGAGCGGCGCGGACTGCGGCGATCATCTTGGCTTGCGGCTGCTGATACTCGTTGTCGTGGCCCAGTGGCAAGCCGTACTCGTACACGTCGTACTCGCGCGCCACAGCGTCAACCTCTTGAAGCATCGCCAGGATCTGCTCATCCGTCAGGGCTGCTACAGGCGCAGCGGGGAGAGCGGCGTAGAGTGGTCGATAGGACATGTCGGGGTCGCCGTCCTTCATCGGTCGCCGCGCACCTAATACGAAGCTGGGCGAGTACGGCGGCTGGAGCTTTACCCACGCCACCACCTCTCCTGCAGGCTGCGCTGGTGCAGGAGGGGAGGAGTCCCGCGCTTCAGCCAGTAGCCCCATGATCGCGTCCTTGATGACGAATCGCTCCGTCTCAGATGGCGTGTAGCAACCGTCGCGGCCGTCCTCGTCCTCGCCGCGCATCTCGTAGTTTTCGAGGTACTCGTCGATGAATGCCTCGGTCAGCGTGCTCCACGCCAAGGCTGCCTTCGCTTGGCGCGTCACCGCCTCTGCTGCTACAGGCTGTGCTGGCGCAGGAGGGGAGGCGTAGTAGCGAACGGCCGCGATTAAGTCGTAGACGAGGCGGTGCGGCTTGTCCTGCCATGTGTAGTGCAAAGGCCCCTCGCTCATTGCCCGGTGGTAGTCGTCCAGCGGGTAAAGCAGCGGACGTGGGGCGATTTCCGTCTTCAGCATCGGGTCTTCTACAGGCTGTGCCGGCTCGGTTGGCGGGGAGGGGGCGGCACGACCACCATCGCAGTCCTCGCAGTGCGTCGGGTTGTACGCGCCGTCGGCAGTCCACGAGTCGATGTAGCCTTGGCCGCTGCAGTTCTCGCACTTAGCCGGCTCGGTCTGCGCCACTGGGCGGGCAGAGAGCAGCACGTCGCACAGGTCGTCGATGGCAGGGTGGCGCGGGCCGAATGCCAGAACCAGCATTGACCCGAGCCGCTTCCCGGCATCGGACACCGGCACGCCAGCGAAGCAGAAGTGATTCGTGTGGCCGTAGTCCTCGCCCACCGGCTCTGCCTGCGGCTTGGCTAGTGCTGCAAGGGCGTCGATGGCGGCGAAGGCGCGGCGCTGCATTTCTTCCGCGTCGTCGGTGTCGTCGCCGCGAGAAACGCGCCACTGCCCGCAGGCTGCGGACACAAGCCGCTTCGCCTCATCCGCCAGCGCCTCGGGTGTCTTGGGATTGGTGCTATCGCTCATTTGGTTTGTCCTTGCTCGTCTTTGGCAACATCAGTTGGGCGCACCGCTTCGCGGTCGGGCTCTTGCCCCTTCGGGGTCGAGCCGCTTCGCGTCTCGCCGGCTGTGCCGCTATCGATCCCTTGCGCGGTTGCTTGGCGGGCCTTGTAGCGCGCGTACCTGTTCGCCGCTATCCAGACGGAGCCAGCAAATGCCCGTGGCGCCGGCACGCGCGTCGTCCAGTTCTGCGCCCACCATTCCTCAAAGCCGTCGTCCAATGGCGGCAACGGGGCCTGAATGCGTTTCACGCCCGCCTCTTTATCGGAAGTCACACCGTGGGCGCGCTCAATGGCTCGGGCAAATGCAATCCATCCGGGTGGCAGCCGCACAGGGGCCACTTCGGTGCAGGTGCGGAGCAGATCGAACAGCTCACCCTCCGAAAGCGGAGCCGCGTTATCGCTCATGCTTGCTCCTTCGGGGGTTGCGGAAGAGGCACAATCACTCAGCACTCCCGGTGACTTGATCCAGCGCCAGCTCGCACAGCCGCTCCATCGTCAACGGCTTGCCGGCCTTGGTGCGCGGCTTGCGCCCCTCGATCGCCTCAACCACGTTGTCGCGCACGATGATCTGGCCCACATCGGATGAATCCTCGCCAGACCACATCAGCTCACCGTTGGCGCCGATGCCGCGCTCCAGCAACCAAGAGCCGCACAGCCACTTCATCAGCGGCACGTACTCATAAAACTTCTCGTTCCCGTCCCAGACGATGGCATCCAGCGTCTCGGTCGGCACCCATTGCAGGTAGCTACGCACTCCGGAAGCCTTGGCTGTGCGTTCGCAGTCGTCCGCCATCTCAAGCAGGTCGCGCGCCTCGTTGAACGTGAGTTTGCGAGAGAGGGCGATGGAACCAGTGAACTTGGTGGTGTATCCCATGGTCAGTCCTTCGCGTTAGCGATCGAAGCGGACGCCGCCGCAGGCGGCTGGAGCGTAGAGCGCGACGGCGAAGCCGGAACGCCCAAAGGAGAGTCCGAGGACAACACCAGTAAGGCGTACTCCTTGGCGTAGGCTCGCATTTGGTCTGCGGTGAAGATCGGAACGTCGGGGTGCGGGCCGGCGGCATAGAAGTCCGGTTCCGGCAGCGGTAGCATTTCAGGCAGTTGCATGGTGTGTTCTCCTTCAGTTCTGGAAGGTGACGCCGTGTTCAGCGCAGATTCATTTCGGCGCGACGATTCGCAGCCTTGGTGCGTGCCCACTCAAACTTCATCCGAGCCAGCTCCCAGCGGCCCCTAGCCTTGATGGCGGCTTCCGTGGCGGCCTGCTTGCCTTTGAGGTGGGTAACGAACGCTTCCGATCGCCGAGCCTCGCGCTCCTGAATCGTGGCGCTGGTGGCGCCCTTGGTCTCGGCTTCCTTCATCAGCATCGCGAGCAGTGACTTGGTGTAGTCGTCGAGGAATGACGCGGTGGCCTGGGCCTCGGCGTACTCGTCCGACAACTGCTCCAACTTGGCGAACCGCGACTCGTCGATATCGGTGCTCATGCGTAACTCGCTTGGTCAAAGAAGCCCAACTTCACTTTCAGCGCCGCCAGCAGATCCATTTCCTTGCCGTACTTCGCTTCAAACCGCGCCTTGTTCGGGTGACGGCTGACCAGGCCAAGAGAATCGCCGTTCTGGTGATGACCCGGATCACACAGCGGCAAAGTGAACAGGTGCCCGATACGCCGGCCGCCACGGAGGATGTGATGGACCGCAGTAGGGCGGGGCGAATGGCCGTCCAGAACGCATGCGATACATCCGTGTTCCACGATGGCATCCATCCACCTTTTCTCTTCGACAGTTGGCGCGCGCTTTCCCGGCTTGGCCTTGATCGACTTCGGCACAGCCACCACCGCATCATTCGCAGCAAACATCCGTGCTCTTGGTGCTGGTGGTGTTTCAGGTACAGCTGGAAGCTTTCGCTCGGGCTTTACCCATGCCTTACGGAAGCCGGAGCGCTTCATGGTCAGAAGGGCGGCGAGTCTTCGAAACCGTCGTCGTCGCGCGTGCCGTAGGCGCGACCTGCCTGCTGCTGCCGTCCGCCGCCGAGCTTCATCTCGGCGTGCGTGCGTTGCGGCTGCTCGTCCTTCGGCTTCGGTTCGTTCAGGTAGGCCCAGCCGTCCCAGCCGACCGGCACAGCCTCCAGCTTCAGCATCGGCCCGTTCTTGGTCTGGATAACCGCGCCGATGGTCATGTACCGGCTCTTCTCGTTACCGTCGCGGTCGGTGTACTTGCCGGTGACGGCTGTGACTTCGTATTGCTTGCTCACGCAGCTTTCCTTTCAGCGATGCCGCGCAGGGCGGCCAGTTTGGATTCCAGTTCGGCCAAGAACGTCTGCACCGCGTCTTCCAGCTCGCGCAGGTAAGCCATCGAAGGCTCATAGCGAACGCGGAACAGTTGCAGATCCTTCGGCATGCGCGGATCGAAGCTGACGAACTCGACCCACTTCCGTTCGGTGCAGGCGCACTGCCAGGCCATTTGCGGCAGGTAGGCTGACGGCGGTTCGCCGCGCATCAGGTACTCGATATGCGTGTGCGTCTTCGGGCACTTGATTTCCAACAGCCCGTCGTCGCCGATCAGCCCATCAGGGGAAGCGCCGGCCAACTCGATACGCGGGTGGAGCACGAAGCCGACTTCTTCGACCAGAAGGCCCGCATCCACCTCTAGCGCCAAGCGGGCGGCCGGCTCGGTTTCGGTGCCGTGCTTCATCGCGTCATTGGTGAACGACTCACCCACCATGCCGGTCAGGCGCTCGGCGATCAGTTCGCCCATGTAGGTCGCCCGGGTAGCACTCGGCTCGCCACCGCGGCCCTTAGCGATCACGCAAGCGACCTTCGAGGCGGTAACACGGCCGGCACGGGCCGCATGCCATTCCGGAGTTCCCTGGGCGCATTGAATGACCTTCATTGCGTCACCTCTTGGCGCTTGTCGGCGTCGGCGGCAATAGCCTTCAGCTCGGAGTGATGGGGACCGAGGGCGCGGCGCTGGTCGGCGCTAAGGCCGTTCCAGTACGCCTGATACGCCTTCGTGCCCTTCTCGGCGTGGGACAGGGCCTCATCGTTCGGGCCGCCCTGGTCTTCGCCTTCCTCGGGGTCCATCGCCATCGTGGGTACGACGAACTGTTGGAATAGGGCGGTACGGAAGGCCACGGACTGCGCCTTGACAACCGCCTTATCGCCCGAATCCATCGCCTCGCCGAACACCTCGCACGAGACGTTGGAGCCGTCGTCGGCCGCGAACGTGAACGTCCCCTTCAGCACGACGAACCGCGTAGCCTTGCCTTCTCCCTTGGCGCGCTCGGTGACGGTCAGATCGGAATAGGACGGCGTAACCGTGATGCCGTGGTGAATCAGCACCACGCACATTTCGTTCATGGCCGCCTCGATGCCGCGATAGTTGACCTTCGCGCCACCCAAGTCTGCCCGGGACAGCTTGGCGATGCCCTTCGCGGAAATCTCTTTCATGGCGCCAACAAGCGCCGCGTGAATGTTGCTCATCGCTACTCCCAACTCTCGTCACCGACAAACCAAGCCTTCACCCTCTGCCACAAAGAGCGCTTGGGCTGTACCGGCTGAAAGCAGTGGTACGGGTGGCGGCAGGCTTGATCGCTCTGGGCGCAGTCTCCGCAGCAGCCGGAGAAGACGCGCTCATGACGCTTCGTTGCCAGCTCTCGGTCCTCGGCGTCCTCGATGACGGAGTGCATGTGGTGCAGAGCGTCCATCACAGCTCCCACTCTTCAGCGATCATTGAGGCGAACATCAGCCAGGCGTAGCGGACCTGCTGACGTTCAACCTCGGTGAAATATTTCCTCTTGCGCCCGACGCTGACTTCTGAGAACGATGTGCCAGTAAGGCCCATACCCAAGCTGCTCAGGAAGCCCTCTACGAGAGAGCGTGTCTCGCCCCCGTATACTGATCCAACGCCGCAGCAAATGAACTCAACCTGGTTGAAACGGCTTTCCGTGTGTCCATCCCATAAGTTCTCATTTGCCACCTTCCAAAGAACATCGCTGATCTTCATCACTTCGCCTTTCGCTGAATCGGCTTGACGTTGGATGCCTTGGACTGCGCTTGCTCTTGCCGGATGCGGTCGAACCGCTCGCGGATGTTGGTGTGATCCTTGTTCACGTAGACGAAACGCGGATCGGTCAGGGGAATGGTGGGATGGGCCATCTCAACCTCCGCAACAAACAATCACCGCATAGAACCCGCCACACACCAGCATCGCCATGCACTCCAGATAGAACTCGCCGAAGAAGGAGTGAAGGAGCGTCATTGCTGCACCTCAACCAGGGAACCGCCGCGACACTTGGATGTGCCGATCCTTCACATCCGGGTGCGTCATGACGCCACGCGGGCCGTCGCGATATAGGTTGATGGCGAGGCTCAACGCGGCGCCGAACTGAGCGCCAGACAAGCCCAACTTACCTACCGTCTCGTTATCGAACAGCGCGCGCTCGATCTTTTCGCGATCCTTGGACCACTGCTCTTTGTCCTTCCACGCCGCAGCGTCGTACTTCGACTTGAGAAGATGGCGCAGGGTTTCGGCAGCCGTGATTTGGATCGCCTGCTCGTAACCGGGGCCGATTCCGCCCATCTCGATGCTCCAGACAGAATCTCCCTTGTCCCACCGAGAAAGCCAGTCCGCAGCATCGCTGCCGTAGGTGTCGCATTCGCGTTTCTCGTCGTCCTCGGCCTCGGTGCGATAGAAGACCTCTTGGCCGTCAAGGAACAGCCCGCGAACGCGATAGCCAATACCCTTGCCGTAGAGGCGCACAGTCATCCCGGGAGCGGGCTCAATGGGTGAATCGGCGGGCACGAAGAACGACCATCCGTCATGCCGCTCAAACGACCATCCGTCGCCCCCCTTGCGGACCGACTTGATCGTTGCGTCTTCGTACTGCTCGTCGTTCGGAAAATTGCTCATTCCTGCTCCTTCAGTTCGCGATTCGCGAATTCCGCACAGTCATCAGCACCAGCCGCCTGCTCTGCCGTCACTTCAGGGAGTGCCAACTTGCATGCTTGTCCGTACCAATTGGTGCGCTGGCGAATTTCTTCTTCGTGCTGGCGCTGCTCAGCGAGAAAGCGGGAGAGGGTCATGGCTATTCCCCCGCGTGGAAGTCCGCGTACCGCTCGGCCGCCCGCTTGATCCAGCGCTGCGCCCGCTCATTGCCTGCCTTTGCTTGCTCGGAAACGATCTCCAGCAGTTCACGCAATGACGTGTCAGTCGGAGAAGCGAAGTCGTCGGAGATCACGTCAAGCACAGAAGCGTGGTTGCGCTGATAGCCCCAGCCCGGCGTGCGAACGTGAGCCATCGGGCTAATCGCCAGCGCACACACGAACTGGTCAGCAAGGCACTTCTTCTGCGCGTCGAGGCTGAATGACAGCGTCACGTCGAAGTGCGCGCCCTCACCACCGACTCGGAGGTTGTCCGGCCAGACGGCAGCCGGAATGTCTTGATCGAAGCCCATCGCTGCTCTCCTGTGGGTTAGGCGGCGAACTCAATCGCCTGCAACTCAGAGATGCGGCGGTTGATCTCGGTGACGGCGGCTTGGAACTTGGCCGTCATCTCGCGCTTCTGCTGCTCCAGCGCCGCGATCTGCTTGGCGCGCGGATCGAAGTTGTCGGGGACTTCGACCTCCACGGTTTGCTCGCTGACGAAGAAGCGTCGCTCGTTCTCGTCAACCTTCACGGGCCAGAGACGGGGCGCGAGTTCCATGCCGGAGTAGTCATCCTTCAGGCGCTCCTCCATGAAGAGGAAGACGGTGACTTGTTGCTTCGCCATTCGCGCTCTCCTGTTGCATTGCGTTGTCGATGGGTAGAGTGTAGGCGCGACTAAACTTGAAAGTCAAGCGACAGCTAAACAAATAAGCGCGTCTAGGTGAAAACACCTAGATCGCTAACCGGCATGCGGGCGGCTACAGTGACTTACAGGAGGAATGATCAAATGAAAACAATCGTCGCCGCGGCTTTGGCTGGCGTCTCTTTGTCAGGGTGTTTTTTCTTCTACATACCTGGCGGAGCTATTGACGCTCTGACGGGCAACAGCGGCAATGGCTGTGTCGCTGAGGGGGCGAGCGTTGGCGACCTGGTGAAGAAGGCGAACGGGAACGTCTACAAGGTTTCGTCGCTCTCCGGGCACTCCTACAAGTGCACAGACCCATCACTCCCCGTGCTTGCGACTTTGATCGAAAAGCCTTGAGGTATTCGGCCTGGCGCTCGCTGAAGGCCTTCGCGCTCCTCGCTCAATTTGCACGCCATCGCTGCACAAACGCACAAGTCTGGCTCACGCCCTGAGCCATAACACAACTACATTGAGTTACAGGCGAGGGCGGCATGCTGGATGCCCCCAGGTAAAACCAACAAGAGCGGGGTACAGAGCTATGCCGTGGGCGAAGGATTCGTTGCGCATCCGCACGAGGATGCTGGATCAGAAGGTGCTTGGGGCGACGGTGACGGGCTACCTGACCCTCGCCTCCTCAGCCGAGATGCGAAAACGCATCGTCGAACGTATGGATGAGACCGGCGCCCTGGCCGTCGTCCTCGACATGCGCGGCACCGTCCACGTGATGGACAATGAAGACTGGCAGAGGATCATAGACACGCGCGACCTAGCGTTTCCTATGCCTGTCCCGGTCGCGATGATCGTGTCAGAGGCCGAAGAGGAAAAGGTCCGCGCGATGGCGGCAGCTATGAGCGGCTTCGGGCACTTGCGTGGGGTTTTTCGGGAGCTTCCGCCCGCCGTGGACTGGGCTCGGCGGTGGGCTGGGAACTGGGTGGACTTGCCGAAGGCCGGCCTCTCTTGAGCAAGAGGTAGCTTAGGTACTCGTCAAGTTCTGACGTCAGTTCAAGGCGGAGGGCTGGCGGACGGATGTCACTCAGGCGTCGCGCCAAGATCGCTGCCTGCTTTGTTATCCCTTCCGGCGTTGTGACTTCTTCGGACTGATCTTTCAAAAAGTAGTCGTCTGGAAGGTTGAACCGGCGCGCCATTGCGACCGCCGAATCCTCACCAAAGGCTACAACGCCCTTGAGAACTTGGCTCAAGTAGCTTTTGTCTAGAGGCCTCTCCGAGTGCCTGACATTGGCGGCATAGGTCACCGCTCGCGTCTGCCAGCCGCGCTCTTCCCCAAACTTTTCTTTCAGCCACGCTTTGAAGCGCTGGCGCCGCTGCTCGTCCATTAAGTCAATCCTAAACACAATAAATTTAGGACCGGCTTGACTTGGAAGTGTAGGCAAGCCTAAACTATGGCCCATGAAGTTCTCCGCATGGGTCGAAGAAGAAGAGGGGCGCGGCGCGATGCTCGCTGCGCACTTCGATGTGACGCCTTCAGCCATTTCCCAATGGAAGAAGAACGGCGTCCCGAAGGACAACATGTTGGAGGTGCGTCGGCTTTCTGACGGCCGCGTCTCTCTGGAAGAGATGCTTGCCAAGGAAGACGAACCAAGTGTTCCCGCCTTCGACCCAATCGAAGACCACCGCAAGGTTGACGTTGGCGTGATCGACACCGGCATGGGTGTAGAGCCCGGCCGCAGGGCGGGGGAGTAGCGCATGCAAGCCACTTGGCACGCGCCCATCGCTCAAGCTGCCACGGTTGATCTGCCACGCGGGCAACAAGCGGTGCTTGATTTCATCTGCGAGTTCAAGCGCAACAAGGGCTATCCGCCGACGCGCGCCGAAATCGCCATTGGTCTCAAGTTCAAGTCCGCCAACGCCGCCGAAGAGCACCTGCAAGCGCTGGCCCGCAAGGGGGTCATCCGGCTTGAGCGAGGCATCTCGCGCGGAATCGTCGTGCTGTAGCTGAAGGAGTAGCGCATGGCTGTCTACCCATCCGACGACTGGGACGAAGAAGAAGCCTTGGGCTTCGTTGCTCACCGTCCGCTTGAGCAAGTCAAGCCGCGCGAGTGGGTACAGCCGGAGCGGCGACAGACCGAGCCGCAAGACGACAAGGAGCAGTGAGTGTTCTTCTTCAAACGCATGCGTGCCTGTGAAACATGCGGTGTGGCCTATGAGCCGCCGACCTCCGGCATGGCCGCTGACTGGGCGCATCTCTGTCCGACCCATCGCGAGCCGGCTATGGATGAGGCCTATCGCAAGCGCCGTGTCGCCGATTGGGCGCAGCTCCATTGGGTGCGCCTCGAAAAGCAAATGAAAGAAGAATTGGCGGCGATGCCTCGTGCCGCGAACAACACGCATCTCGCTGATTTGTTCAAGGCTCAACAGGCCGCGATGCAAAACAGCGCCTTGGCGAATATCGGCGCCGCCGCCGTGAACTTGTTCAACGGCTACTGAACCCCTGAAGGATCGACCGCCGTGTTCTGCCCATTCAGCCAGCCCCGCAAGAACTCGATGCTCTGCGCAAGCGAATCGCGCGGCATCACCACGCGCAGCACGACGGGCATCGTCGCGTCCTTGCCGTTCTCTGCCGGCTCGAAGCCCGCGAAGGACAGCACGACGTTCGGCCCGATGGGCGCAACGGCTGAGATGGTCACGGTGAAGACGGTGGGCACTGAGTTCATGAGGCACCTCGGGTTGGATCACGGGTTGGATCAACCCGAAAGCGTACCCGAGGTCTAACCCATGACCGCCGCCCTCGTCATCAAGTTCGCCATCGTCGCCATAGGCCAGCTTGTCGTGCTGTTCCTCATCGACGACATGGAGGGATGAATGCTCGCCTTCTTGGTCAAGTGGCTCCCGCTGTTCCTGTCGCTGATGTTGGCTCTGTACTACCTCGGCGAGTTCTGGGATGCGCTGCTGCGAGATGACCAAGGCATGGCAGTCGCGGGCTTCATCTGGGCTTTGGCTTTTATTGGATTGGGTGCTTGGGTAGCTCCTGAGCACGAGTGAGTTCAACACAGGAGAAGCAATGCGCAACTTCGAAGGTTTCGACATCGTTGCGTACTGCGTCATCGCCTGACCATGTTCTCCAGTGCTGCGCCGGTAAGCGCCATGCCCGTTCATCTCCTCCTGGCCGCGGGGTCTCCCTCCTCCGCGGTTCACACGCTGGCCCACCTTTCCGGCGCTGCACACCAAAGCCCCGATGGCTTGGACTCCACAAGGGCCGTGCAGCGCCACCTTATTTCCCAAGCAGTTCAGACGCGACTCGCTGCATCAGCGCAGCCTCAAACGCGATTGAACGGCCGATGCGTTCGAGCATCAGCTTCAACTGGCGTTTCGCCCATTGGTGATTCGTCATTTCAGCACCCCATCAATAGCGCACGTCGCGCCGGCCGCTTTGCTGGCAACCGCCGTTCCAGTGCTTTTGTTGATGCGTACCCCCGTGAGGCCCGCCCTGTGGCGGCCGATACCCGCAGCAGTACCGCGGGCGGATCGGGCGGTGCGCATCAACAAAAGCATTTCCAAGTTCATCAACAACCCGAGGTGTATCGGACCATGGGCTCTATCGTGAAGGAACTGGCGGCGCAACGCCAGGCGGGGGACCGTCAACCGCACTCAACCGACGACAACCGAACTCAACCTGTGCAGCGCGATTGCGTTGGACCGGGACAGATGAGGGAGCCGGCGTTCATCGACTGGCGGATGGTTTCCCAGTGCGAGGACGAGCTGGCGGCGATCAACCTTTGCATCGATCTGTCGAAGCAAAAGGACGAGTCGCTTGCCAAAGACCTCGGCATCGACAAGGGTCACTTCAGCCGCATCCGCAAGGGGATGGCGAATTTCCCTGACCGCAAGCGTCTGGCGCTTCAGCGGCTGTGCGGGAACTGGGTGCCGCTTCAGTACGAAATCTTGAACGGGCCACCGCTGCGTCGTTTGCTTGACGAGTTGGACGGCGGGGGCTCTCCGTTCCATCCGGCCGCCTCGCGCGGTCTTCCCCGCGAACTGCGGGCCTAAGAAGGAACGTCCGTGCGCTGCGTAGTGAACGACCTCTGCGTCATCGTCAAAAGCGGCAACCCCGAGAACCTCGGGAAGTTCGTGACGATCAAGCGTCATGCCTTCGCCGTCGATTGGCTGGTGGAAGCGCACGGATCCATCTACGTCGCCAGCAACATGTTTGGTGAACGGCTGGTGAAGCCGGGCCAGACCTGCCTCGCGCACGATGACCAATTGCAGCCGATCCGTTGGAAACGTGGCGTGGATGAGGTTTTGGCAATCGCCAAGCGCATCAGCACGTCCGAGCAGATCAGCGCACAGCGTCAGGCAATGCGCGCACACATGGCGAGGAAAGCATGAGCGACTACCAACCCATTGAATGGATCAGCCCATTCCTAGAAGGAGTGGAAGTGAAGGAACTGCCGCCTGCTCTAGCTTGGCTGATGTGGGACCAGGCAGTACGTGAGTTGGACGGGAAGGAGCTGGCGAATGGGTGATTACGAGTCATTCGTGGATCGGAAGCTCGCGTGCGTGCCGCCGAGCGGCATCGCTTCCGGCTTTTCGCTGCCCGGCTCGTTGTTCCCGCACCAGTCCGCGCTGACCGGCTGGGCGCTGCGCCGTGGGAGGTCGGCGATCTTCGCTGACACCGGTCTCGGAAAGAGCCGCATGGAGCTGGCGTGGGCGGCGGCGGTGACACGCTACACGCGAAAGCCGGTGCTGATATTGGCTCCGTTGGCCGTGGCGCAGCAGACCGCCAATGAGGGGGCAGCAATCGACATTGCCGTCACGGTCTGCCGCGATGGGTCTGACATCCGACCGGGCATCAACATCACCAACTATGACCGGCTACATCGCTTTGACGCGAGCGAGTTCGGCGGCGTGGTGTTGGATGAGTCTTCCATCATCAAGCACCACGATGCAAAGACGTTCCGTCTGCTGACGGAGGCATTCAATCTGACTCCGTTCAGGCTTCCGGCGACCGCGACCCCGGCGCCCAACGACTGGACGGAGCTTGGCACACACGCTGAATTCCTTGGCATCTGCACCCGCCAGGAAATGTTGGCTGAGTTTTTCTGCCACGACGGCGGGGACACGCAAACCTGGCGCCTCAAAGGCCACGCAAAGCACGCATTCTGGCGCTGGGTGGTGTCGTGGGGCGCGTTGATTCGTAAGCCGTCCGACCTTGGTTTCGCGGACGACGCTTACAACCTTCCGCCGCTGCATCTGCGTGAGCATCACGTTGACGTGGAAATGCCCACGAACGGGATGTTGTTCGCCCTGGAGGCTCAGACCCTCAGCGAGCGCCGAGACGCCCGCAGGGCTTCCATGGAGGATCGCGTCGCGGAGTGCGCCCGCATCGTCAACGCCGAGCCCGGTGAGCCGTGGGTCGTCTGGTGCGACCTGAATGACGAGAGCGCTGCGCTGACGAAGGCGATTGACGGGGCTATCGAGATTCGAGGCTCTGACGACGTGGACGACAAAGAAGAACGCCTCCAGGCCTTCGCCGCTGGCAAGGCGCGAGTCCTCGTCAGCAAGCCATCCATCTGCGGGTGGGGCCTGAACTGGCAACACAGCGCCCGAATGGCTTTCGTTGGCGTCACCGACAGTTACGAGGCGTACTACCAAGCCGTGCGTCGCTGCTGGCGCTTCGGGCAGAAGCGGCCCGTTCACGTTCACATCTTCGCCAGCTCCGCCGAAGGTGCGGTGGTGGCGAATCTCAAGCGCAAAGAGCGCGAGGCCCTGCACATGGCCGAAGCCTTGAGCGCGGAAACCAGGGATGCGGTGATGGCGGAAGTGACCGGAACGCGCCGCGAATCGAATCAACACAACGCCGGCCGCCGCGTTCAGGTGCCGGCATGGCTGGGGTGACACATGAATTGCATTGAACAAGTGGTGACGGAACGCTATACGGCGGTCCACGGGGATTGTGTCGAGGCGATCAAGGGTTTGCCGGATCAATCCATCGGCTACTCGATCTTTTCGCCGCCGTTTGCCAGTCTCTACACCTACTCGAATTCGCCGCGCGACATGGGCAACTGCCGCAACGATGCGGAGTTTTTCGAGCACCTTGAATACCTGATCGCGGAGCTTCGCCGCGTCATGAAGCCGGGCCGGGAGGTTTCCTTCCACTGCATGCTGATGCCTGCGGGCAAGGAACGCGATGGCTACATCGGACTGAAGGATTTCCGTGGCGACCTGATCCGCGCTTTCCAGCGTCACGGGTTCATCTTCCATAGCGAGGTTGTCATCTGGAAAGACCCAGTGACCGCCATGCAGCGCACGAAGGCGCTCGGTCTGCTGCACAAGAGCGTCCGCGAGAACGCCGCGATGTGTCGGCAGGGCATCCCGGACTATCTGGTGACGATGCGTGCCCCGGGTGAGTGCGAACGCGTCACCCACGAACCGCGCGACTACCCCGTTGACCTCTGGCAGAAAGTCGCTTCTCCGGTGTGGATGGACATCAATCCGAACGACACCCTGCAATTCCAGTCGGCTCGTGAGCATGACGACGAGCGCCACATCTGCCCCTTGCAGCTCGAAGTCATCCGGCGCGGGGTGAGTCTGTGGACTAACCCGGGGGACATCGTTTTGAGCCCCTTCATGGGTATCGGTTCCGAAGGGTACGTCTCCCTTGAGTTGGGGCGGCGCTTCGTGGGGGTCGAGTTGAAGGCCAGCTACTTCAACCAGGCTAAGGCCAATCTCGCCGCCGCCGTCGCAAAGACGGTTGATCTGTTCGCTGCATGAAGGAGCCGAAATGAAACCTCAGACCAAATTCGACCGCTTGCAGAAGCTGATGCGCCGCCGCTGGGTGTCGGGCGCCGTTGCCTTCAAGGAGTGCGGTCTTCTGAGCCTGAGCCAGCGCGCCGGCCAGCTCCGCCGCATGGGCGTGAAGGTGATCGACCGCTGGGCGGTGTCGCCGGCTGGTGCGCGGTTTAAAGAGTACCGCATCGCAGCGTGAGCGCACTGCCCGTGCTCGACGAACAAGCGGAGTTCGACATCCGCTGGCAACTCTACGAGCGCGCCAAAGCCGAGTACCGGGCAGAGCATCCCGAAGCAACAGAAGACGAATACGAGACGTTCTGCAAGCAGTTGGCGGAACGGTTGGGGGTGTAGGTGGCACGCATCAGAACAATCAAGCCTGAGTTCTTTACATCGGAGGACATCGTTGGGCTGTCCCCGCTTGCCCGCCTGCTTTACATCGCTCTTTGGTGCGAGGCGGATCGGGAAGGGCGGATGACTTGGAAGCCTAAGACATTCAAGATGCGTTACCTGCCGGCTGACGATTGCGATATCGAGGTTCTGTGCCAAGAGTTGGTTGCGGCTGGCGTCGTGAAGCTGTACGGCGTCGGACTAGCCTACGTCCCGGGTTTTGGGAAGCACCAGCACATAAACCCGAGAGAAACCCCCAGCAGCCTCCCCGATCCTGACGCATCACGCACGCGTCAACCACGCGTCAGCACGCGTGCAGCAACCGCCAGTGACGCGCAGGGAGGAAGGGAAGGGAAGGAAGGAGATGGGCGCGTCGGTGACGACGCACCCCGGGACCCCGCTCCGCTTCCCGTCGCCAAGATCCCCTTGGTTGACGGCTCCGAGCATGAGGTCTTTGCATCACAAGTCGCGGAATGGAGCGCGGCTTTCCCGGGCGTTGATATCCCTGTTGCTCTGGCGCAGATGCGCACGTGGTGCATCGCCAATCCGTCGCGGAAAAAGACTCGGCGGGGGGTTGAGGCGTTCATCGTTGGCTGGCTGTCGAAGGACCAGAACAAAGGCACTAATCGTGCCGCACGGCCCATGCAAGTCGGTTTTGAGGGGGCAATCTGATGCGCGGTCACGAGCCTCTCATCGCTATGCGCCTGAAGGGCTACACCCCGGCTGACGTGCATGTAGACATCGAACCTTCGTGGACTTGGCGCGACTGGCCGCAATGGACGAATCACGCCCAGGTTCTCATCGAGGATCGCGATTCCGTGGCGCTGCTGGATCTCCGCTTCCTCGTTGGCCTGATGGTGTTTGTGCAAGGCAACGATAGGGCTCGCGTGCAGGCTGTCGCCAGTGCATGCGCTGCAGCCAAGGCGGCTCGGGTCATCGCGGCATTGGATGACGGCGAGTTTTGGGAGGAATCATGCACCTGCTGACGCCGGATTCCATCGACTTCTCTGCGTACGTCAAGGAGACGGAGGCCGCACAAAAGGTGCGACCGGCCGGACTCTACGTTCAGGAACTCATCGAGGCGCTGGGCAAGAAGCGGCAGGAGGTTCGCGCCTTCCTTCCTTGGCTGAAGACACATGGCTTGTTCCAGTTTCGACCCGGCGAGGTGACGTTGTGGGGTGGTGTGAACGGTCACGGCAAGAGCCTCATGACAGGCATGGTGTCAGCTTCGCTGGTCAGTCAAGGCGAGCGAGTGTGCATCGCCAGCTTCGAGATGAAGCCGAAGAAGACGCTTGAGCGCATGGTGCGGCAGTGGGGCGGCGATGCACCGGATGAGGCATGGGACGACAACCCGGAGGCGCTGGCGGTCTACCGTGACACCTACGAGCAGTTCCAGGCGTGGACAGAAAACCACCTTTGGCTGTACGACCAGCAAGGGACGGTCCAGCGCGACATGCTGATTGGCGTCATCCGCTACTGCGCGAAGGAGTTGGGCATCACCCATTTCTTCGTTGACAGCCTGATGAAGTGTGTCGCTGCCGAAGATGACTTCAACGGCCAGAAGATGCTGGTGGACGAGCTGACGGCCATCGCGCGCGACTACTCCATGCACATCCATCTTGTGCATCACATCCGAAAACTATCCAGTGAAGAGCAGACGCCCGACAAGACGGACGTTAAGGGGTCGGGCTCCATTACCGATCAAGTGGACAACCTTCTTCTGGTGTGGCGCAACAAAAAGAAGGAACGTGATGCGCAGGCGGGGAAGGCTGTGGCAGAGAACGAGCCGGACGGCCTGCTGATCTGCGACAAGCAGCGGAACGGCGAGTGGGAAGGGCGCATTGCGCTGTGGTTTGACAAGCGCTCCCAGCAGTTCGTCCATGCCCCGGGCGCCCAGCCGCTGACGCTCTACAACTGGCCGCACGCATGACCCACCGCACTGACCGCATCTACCTGGCCGCTGACGTAGCCCGCTGCGAGCCGTCGAACAACTGCGGCGTCAAGCACGACTGCAAGCGCTACATGGCTGCTGTCCCTCAATACGGCCGAATGATCGGAGCGGACATGCCGCCTCCGTTCTTTCTTGGCTGCCCTATGTATCTACCTCTGAGCCTGAAGACCGGAACGATCAAGCCGGCGAAGAAGGCGAAGCCTGCTGTGAAAGGAATGGCATGACTTTGAAAACCGAATACCAAGGCAAGAAGACCATTGCCGGGCACATCTTGGACCTTGCCACCCGCGAGGAGGGCGTCCACGTTGACGACCTGCCGCAATTCAACCGCGAGTGCGTGATCCAGACCTGTTCGTATCTGGTGGTTCGCGGGCAGATCATCCGCGGTGGCTATCGGCAGTGGGCGCGCTACTTCACCGACATGAAGTGCGCCGAGGCCTACGACCAGGCCATTCGCCAGCAGTTCAAAGATAAGCGGGCCAACCGGACGAACGAACGCGCCAAGGCTCGCCGCAAGGAGCGCATGGAAGCGCAGGGTGGCCCAAAGAAGCCTGGGCCGAAGCCGAAGGTGGAGAAGGTCGCCAAGACCACGCCATGGCGCCAGCCGAAGAAGGCATTGCCTCCGGTCGTGACTATCGCGCAGCCGAAGGTTCCGTTCAAAGACCAACCGGCCATCGTTCCCAAGGGGCTGAAGGTGACGAAGTGCCCGAGCCCAGAGCACTTCGGCCCGGCTGCACGGCTGGCCTACGCGCCAGTACAAGAGGCATGGCAGGGCAAGCCGCTGCGTGTGGGGGAGGAGGTGTGATGACCGAGGATCAAGTTGCGCGCGCGGCCTCGCTGCTGGAGGACATCAAGTGGACGAGGGAATCGCTGGCGCTATGGGGAGATTCGGATTTGGATGCAAACGACTTTCTGAATGAGATCAATGTGGCGCCGGGGCCAGAAACGCGCGAATTGGCGAAAGCATTCCTAAGAGGCATGCGAGCGCATTCCGAGCGAAGGCTTGCAAGGCTGCAATCAGAGTTGGAGGGGCTGTGATGAGTTGCGGTGGATTTTTGGAACTTGTCGCAATTTCTGGGATGGTCAGTCTTTCCTTCATCTTCTTTGCGCTCGCGATTGGCCGCACTGTTTACTCAATTCGCCGCAAGATCAGGGGTCGCAAATGACGCTATTGAATTTGCAGGTTCCAGTCATACGCTGCATCCAGCGGCCCTATTGGTGGCTTGTGACAGTCTGGCGTCAGTGCAATGAGCGGTGGTTCATTTTTCGCGATGTCCCGACATGGTTCGTGGAAGAGCAAGCAACGCAGGAACCAGACAAAAGGCAATACCGCAGCAGGCGGTTCCAGCAAGCCCAAAGGGATGAACTTGAAATCATCCGCCAAGCAAAGGAAGAGCTTCGGCTCCGGCAGCGTAGGGAGGTGTGATGGACCCGCGAGAAATGGTTATTTGGGCATTGGCTGCCTTGATGTGGATGCTGGTCATCGGCTTCGGCGCGCTGCTGGCCTTTGGCGCACACGAGGTTTTCAAACTTATCAAGGGCGACAAGTGAGTGCCTGGCGCATCCTTGTCCAGAACCTCTACGAGCACGGCCGAGCGGCTCCGCTGCGTGACTTCGACGACTGGTCGTTGTCGGAGAGTGCGGTGCAGAGCGGCCTGTTCTTCGCTCGCTGTCTGGGCTTTATCAAATCCAACGGCCTGCGTGGCAAGTTGGCCCTTTACGAACTTACGCCCAAAGGCAAGGACTTCGCTGAGGGCAGGGTGATGGTCTACGCCGGCCGGCACCCGATCCTTGCGGAGCGCATCCGCAGCACGAACGGCGCCAACCGGCACCGATGCGAGCGCCCATCTTCAGCGCGTCGAGCAAAGGCTGGCGCTACTTGGCTCATGAGCTATCCGGGGGTGATGTGAGATTCGCCGCCCGAGTAGACGAGAACCAGGCCGAGATCGTGGAAGCCCTGCGTGCAGCGGGCGCCACGGTCTACATCCTGAAGTTGCCCGTCGATCTTTTGGTGGGATATAGGGGGAAGACGGCCTTGTTCGAAATCAAA